GAACCCCTGGTACCAAGAGGCCTCTTTGTCGAACCGGCAGGCTCGGGCCTTCATCCTCTTCTGATAGGCGCGGCCCCGGGTTGCCTTGTCCCGAATGGGGGTGCGGGCGTCGAAGTTAAGGAACTTCCTCCGCCGGAGCATCTCCTTCTTGAGCGTGGGCCACAGGGCGAGCCAGATCTGTCCGCTCTCCACGAAGAATACATCCGGGTGCCAGAGGGCCTCCACGGCAAAGAGCTCGTCTATGATCTCTTCCGAGTCCCATCGACCAACCCTCTGGTCTACGAAGTGAACGTGGGCGTCGAGGGACTGGCCTGCCACCGTGATCGAGGTCCGGTTTGCTGAGTCCTTCTTGGAGATGGCGAAGTCCACGCCGACGACGATGAGCTTCTGGAGGTCCCTATCCTCCTCCGTCATAGGTAGGAACCAGTCCTTGGAGAGGTACTGGTCCTCGTTATCAAGGGGGTCGTTGAGGTACTCCTGGCTGTACCCTCCAGCGTCTTGCTGGTTGATGAAGGACTGTCGGATGGAACGGAGCCTGGCGGGAGAGAATTGCTCGGGCCAGAGGATGCCCGAGAAGTCGTCGAACGAAGCGTGGGCCTTGTACCGCCGCGTAGTCCATTCGGAGTCCTTCATCAGCCGGGCGAGCATCGCATCCTCGTGGAGGATGGTGCCGTGCCAGCGAACCTTACACCCGCGGCGGCCCATTGGGAGGAGGGCGCGGAGAACCCAACGACGAAACTTCTTCCGGCGGTCGGGGTTCTCAACCTGCTCGTCCTCTTCCATGTCATCGCAGAGGATGAGGCCAGGGCGACGACCATTCCACTTCAGGCCACGGAGCCGTTGCCCCGCCCCACGGGCAAGGATTCGGAACTCGTAGCCATCATCACAACGGACGACGATCTCGCCCTTGGAATCCGTGAGAAACTTGACGATGCCGAACGCCGCTCGAAGGTCCTCGTTCTCCCGGAGTTCCTTGGCCATGTCGCCCAGGTGGGCCATGGCGAGTTCCTCCGTCGCGGAGACCACCATCACGTGGGACTCGAAGCGGAAGAGGACTGACGCCAGGCCGAAGTCATGGGTGAGGGCTGTAGACTTGGCGTGGCCCCGTGGCGCCGCTACGGCGACGAAGAGTTCAGGAGAGCAATAGAGACCCCAGCACTCTCGGTGGAAATCTGGGGTCGGCGCAGCATTATCATACATCGGCGAGAGGTAGACTCCCGCGAAGTTCTCGACAAGGGTGGCGGAGAGCTGGATCACTTCCACTCTCCAGAGAGGAGCATGTCACAGTAGCGGTCGATGCGCTCTGGCGCCTGCTTGGCGAGCTTCGAGTTTCGGAGCTGGCGGCCCGCCTCAGCCCAATCCCGGGCGCGCATCGCTGTGAGGAAGTGGACGAAATTGAGGAGGCCGTTGATGCCGAGCTGGAAGCAGAGGGCAGTGACCACGCCGGCTCGAACGTCATCTAGGGCCGGGTACCAGGAGGTGAAGTGGTCGCCGCACTCGAACTCGGCCTTGGACACGTCGTTTGCAAGAAGGAACCTCGACTCTGCCTTCGTGATCCCGCCGCCCCTCCGCACGTCGATCAGCCTTCCAACCCCAAGGGTAAGGAAACCCTCCGTGTCAGTGTAAGCGTGAAGGACCTCATCCTCGTCAGCAACGAGGAGTTCCTCCAACGATGTGGGGGCGGGGCGGGAGTTCACTTGCCCAGCGGCCCCACTTTGCCCGGCTTCCCCATCCCCTGCGCGCCCATGTTGTAGCGCTGGCGTTGGGGCTCGGCCTTGGAGGGGGGACATTCAGGCGGCCCGGACTTCGCTGGCCGCTGTTGCGTGCTCGATGATTTTCGCATCGGAGATCTCCTGGTGAGGGGTGGAAGGGCGATTCAAGTTGGTGAGGCGGTCGGCGAGCCTCTCGATCCTGTCGAGAGCGGGCACGGGCTGGAGGGGGGCGGGCCGGGTTGAGAAGCCACCGACCCCTAGGCCCTTGGCGCCGAAGGCTGCCGCCTGGATGGCGAGCTCATCTGAGATGGCCTCCACGGGCCTGGCAAGCTTCTCTTGGAGGACTTCGAGGCTCCGGGCCGCCACCATCTCCATGCGGTCCTCCAAGGTCGCGGCAAGGATGGGGTCCATCAGCTGCCCAGCGAGCTTCGCATACTGCTCCTTGAACAATCCCGAGGACTTCACCATCGAGACCCATTCCTTCGTCCGGCCGAAGACCTTCCCGAGCTCAGCGTTTGACGCCGTCGGGTTCGCCATGATCTGCCGAATCAGGGCTTCGTGTGAGTAGTTTAGGGTCTGTGGTTCCCATTTCATGGCTTCGGTCCTAGGAGAAGGTGGCTCGACGGTGAGGGTTAGGGACGGGAATTCTCTCCGGGCGCCGTCCGCGAAGGAGGTCCCAGAGAATTCGTGCCCAACGCTCGACAGGGCTCACGAGAAGACGGCTGGCTGGGTCGGGTCGGGGACGTCGATCTTGACCGTGGCCGGCTGGTCGATGGTGAGGGGGACGGACGGGGCCGAGGTGAACCCGAGCTTGGAGACCGTGCCCACGTAGGTGCCAGGGACCAGGTCGAAGGCGCCGACGGCGTTCGTAGCGCTGAAGGGGGTCGTCCCGTCCGCCAGGACCCCCGTGACGGTGTAGGTGAATCCCGGGTCCGTGGTCCCTGCGGGGAACGTCTGGGTCTGGGTCGGGGCGGAGAGAGTCTTGGTGACCATGCTGAATCCTCGAAGAAACGGCGGGCGGGCCGGGGCTGGTGGAGAGGCGGCTCGTCGGGAATAAGCGGACGGGCTCGTGCGTGGAGTATATGTAAGGGAATCGCCGGTGTCAATAAAGTGTTGTGTCGCCGTCGGGAAGTGTTGGTGGGGGCGTTGGGGCTGGGTGGCCGCCCACGTGCATGACGCCCGGGTTATTCACGTGCACTTCCCCAAGGCCGCAAATTTTGTGCCGCCACCTTATATGAATTTTCACGCGCAGCCGTTTGCCCCTCCCCCACCCCCTCCCCTGGGGGATAGATCAAGGCCCCCACCGAGGTTGGTGAGTGTTCACGTCGAAGGTCGTGTGAGTCAGCGAGCACTCACCAACCCAGCTGCAGCCGTTGGGGTTGGCACGGATGTTGCGACGCGCGTGCGCGGGCGCCTGCGTTCATGTCACCACGAGCTTTACAATGTAAAGATGCTTGACATCGTAGCCGCACGCACCGATACTAGAGGCAAGCCACCCGGCTGTCGGGCAGGTGATGTGGGGAACTACAAATGGCACGTGAACAATTCTTCAAGATCAGCATCGAGTTTCGGGACTTCAACGGGGAGCGCAAGTGGACTTGTGGGACAATTGAGGGTCGACCCACGATGCTGGATGAACCCACGGTTGAGTGGTACGTACGTGGTGATCTGGGCTGCGGAAAGACTCGCACTGACCGGGCCGCTGCCGTGAAGGAGTATCTTGGGGGACGAGAACTCATTCAACACGTGATCCACGATTAGGGTAAGTTCTAATGACATTCGCGCAATGGGGGATGTATCCTCCATTTCGGGCATGTCGCCCAACTAACCGAGTGAGGACTCATATGCAAACGAAACCGAAGGCGAATTCCATCATCACCGTCTCGCGGCCGGAGGATCGCCCCTCCATCATCCTGTTCGAGGTGAAGGGCGCGGGCAACCTCGAATTCGACATGGAGAAGGTCCACGCATCGAACACCGCACGGGCGGCGATCCACGGCTTCATCCAACGGGTGAGTGACGCGGCTGCGAAGGGTCGTGACCCGAAGACCGGCGCGTCGGCCTCGCCCTCCACGAAGCACGCGAACATGAAACGGCTCGTCGATCACTACATGTCGGGGGCGGAGACGTGGAGCCCGGCACGCACAGACGGGGCCACGGCCCTCGATCAAGTCATCCTCGCCGCCGTGGTCGAGGCAACGGGGAAGACCCACGATGAGGTGAGGGCAATGATTGCGGCCGGGGCACAGAAGGGGAAGCTGTCCGAGCGCGACTACCTCAAGGCCCTAGGGACCGCGAAACTCGTCAAGCCCATTGTGGACCGGATTCGAGGCGAGGGGGTTGTGGCGGATGGTGACGACCTCTTGGCGGACATGATGGCGCCCGAGGGGGACGATGAGCAACCGGAGTAGCCTTGACAATGGGGTCGAGCGTAGGCCCCATTCCCGAGGGTACTTTGTTACAATTGCGCAACACAACCATTACAACAGCTACACCACCACTCAACAGATGGGGGGTCGGTTCCCGGGCGTGACGCACGTGAGTCTCTTTCAGGGAGAGATTCTCTTAGAGAAAAAAAATATTTAACTAACAGACTGGAAACCCCCAGAAGGACTCTCAGAGAAAATGCCCTTGGCTCACGTGAGCATGGGACGACCCCCCATATGTGTAGCTGTGGTGCAATGGTAGCTGTAGCTATGGTTGTGTTGTGAGGAAACAACGAGGGTAAACACCAATTGCGGTAATGGTTGTGTTGTGTATAATCCACACATACGCCCCCGAGTGGGCGGGCTACGCAGGAGAGGTTAGGATGTCAAAGACAAACGCGGCCCAGGGCTTCACGGATGAGGAAGCGAGGTGGGTGAAAGAGCAACTGATTGCGGGGGCACATCCGACGGCGCTGGCTCGGGTTTATGGAGTCTCGGCTGAGACGATCAAGAGGATCAGGCGGGGGGAGACCTACAATCACGTGAGGGTTGAGGGGGAGGAAGCACTCAGGCCGGTGATCGTTCCGGTGGATATGTCTACTGCGCCGCAAAGGGTGCAGAGTAGGATGAACGTACCGATTCGGGGGATGTCAGAGGAAGAGATTGCAGAGAGTGCTGCCCGGGTTATGGGGCTGGCGCCAAAGGTCCCTGTGAAAGGGTTTCAAGGGTTGGATACAACTGAGATGAGCGAGGAGCTGAGGGCACAAGCGCGGATTTTCGGCGCAGATGTCTGAGAAAAACGTAGTGGGTTGGGCAGCGGGTCTGCCCTTCCCAGTGCGAATCCCGCACGTAACTGAGTGAGGACTCAACCATGGTAACGAAGCAAACGATTTCAGCACCATTCCAACAAGAGACGATGACCATTCGTTTCAACTTAGAGGGGCTCAGAGAAGTTGAACGAGGGGAATTCGAATTAGGCGGGATTCCCTACCTCAACATCGACTTCCAAGCACACGCGACGAAGTTGGAAGAGGAAGGCGTGGACAGGGAATTGGCAATGAAAGCTGTCTATCAGATGGCCGAGTTTGTACAGACACAGTCGATCGCAAGCGTGATTGCCAAGACCCTGAAGAGGATAGGATGAACGCCGAAGACGATCTCCTCGCCCTTCTCGGCGTCACACTCCCGCCCCCGGTCTCCCGCAAGGTGCTCGAGGCCGGGGAGAAGCCCCCACGGCTCGCCCCCAAGCGGTTCACGGACTGGTCGAATGCGAAGAGCTTCGAGTTCGGAGGGTACCTTGCGAAAACGGTGCGGCACACCTGCAACACGTGTGAGGGGGTGACGGAAATCCTTGTCGGCCTCTTCATCGAGGAGCTTCACCGCCCCTCAGGCTCACGCAGGCTCACACAGATGGGCCGGGGAGCGAACTGGCCGATGGGGCAGGAACATCGGTGCGAGGTCACGGAAGAGAGGGTTGAGGTCTGCGCCCTCTGCATTCGGGGCCTGGGATTCAGCCGCTTGGTTGATGGGAAGGGGCTGCCCTACAGTCTCGTTGTGAAGGAGTGAACGCGATGTACAAGTCTGAACGACATTACGCCCTAGCCGAGGTCCGTCCTTGGCAAGAGGCTCAAGGGAGGTGGCTCCGCATTCCTCTCCCGGTTCCAAAGGTCCGCCGGCCAAGGCCGAACCTAATCCAGAGGATCTGCCGGGCAGTGGGGGCATGGCTATGAGCTGGCTCGATTTCGGCCTCTTGTGGCTAGCCGTGGCACTGGTCGTGATTCTGGTGTTGATCCGCGCCGGGAGGAACGCGCCGATTCGGAACGACTGGTGAGGGTGTTGCCAGCAATCCTCGCGGGTCGGGGATTGCGGCAGCGGACTTCGCTGCGAAACTTAGTGAGGACTAGGATGGGATACGATTTCAGCATCAAGGGCGGGGTCAGACCAAAGAAGGCGGGGAGGTATCCCTGGCCCTGTGCGGGCTCTCCAAACAGGACCATAGAGCTTCTTGAGGACGACATCCTGACCAAAAGCCCTGATGGGACCTACATGGTTCACACAGGCTTAGGCTGCTTCGGCATCGTCATGAAGGATGACGAAGTGGAGCGCTTCGAAGAAGTTGTCAAATTGAGGCTGCTATGAGCCGGGAGCAGACCACGGCAAGTTCGGCTGCTCCACCAGAGTTCATTCCCTGCCAAATTTGTGGAGAGCCAACCAGGATGCTGGGGACAAAGCGCTGCGACAGGTGCTGGGAACTGGAGACAAGGGTCAGAATGAACCCGGAGCTGGCGCGGAAGATTCTTGAGGAGACGAAGAAATGCGTCAACAGACAGCACAATGGCGAGACACAGCGAGGGTGAGCTACGGCCGCTTCGCTCCTACGGCAGAGGTCCACCTCCTCCCAGAGGTCGTGAAGGCCTACCATGCGATCAGGCGAGAGAACTTGTACCTCCGACCGAGCTTGGCGTGGAGGATGGCCCTGAGGGGGCTTGGCCTGATCCCGGGAGGGCGGCCGTGAGGGCGCAGAATCGACCCACTCGCTTGGAGGTGCTTGAATACGCCGAAGAAGGGTTACGAACCTTGATCGGCACGGGCACAGGATATGAATATCCGTGCGTGCTGGATGAATACGAACAGCATCTGGAGTGGGTTAAGAAAGAGCTGACCAAGGTGCGTGCCAAAGAGGCGGCGTCATGAGGGCGCAGCCCCTCGGGGGCATAGTCCCATGCTTCGGCGTGGCGTGTGAGCTTCATGGGGAGTGCAAGCGATACGCCCTGGTTGAGGGATCGACGCCAGGGCAGGTGAGGTTGGGGTACTGTGGGAAGGGTGGGGCACGGGCACTGTTCATCCCGATTCTCTTCGAAACAAACGAACAAAGGAAACCACCATGAGCAATCTTCGCGCGAGCCTCACCCAGGCCGCGTTCTGGCACCAGCCCATCTGCCTCTCTTGCGGGGAGGTGGGAGACGATGAGGGCGAGGTCGGGCCGGGGCCACTGTGCGCTCTGTGCGGCGAGCCCGCTGCAGTGGACGCCCGCCTCGTGCTGGCGTTCGTTGAGAACCTGGAAACCGAGGACGAGTAAGAGTTGCGGCGGCGGCGCACAACTTTGTTGACGACCGCGCACGCCCGCATATAATCAACGCATCGAGGGGCAATCTCGCCGTTCGATGCAAACTGAGTGAGGACTCAATTGGACAATCCTGTACACATCGACTCTGCGTTTGCCCAGCATGTGAACCGTGCGTTCTACGCCTTGGAAGAGAAGGGCCACGCCATTCGCTTGTTCGAGAACGGAAAAGAACTCTGGCAGCTTACCGAAAAGGGTAAGAAGTACATGACAGACCATCCCGAAATCTTCGACAAACTCGGCTGAATCCGCGGGAATCCCGGCTTCCGCCCCTGAAATGGGAGGCCATTTTTTCTTGGAGATACCTGATGAGTGAAGCAGCAACGGCGGAAGCTCCCGCCACGAAGGCAGAAGCACCGAAGAAAGAGAAGACCCCCTCCGTCGTCGTGAAGATGACTGACGGCCGCGATGTCGAGTTCGTGGGCAAGCGCAAGATGCTGAAGACCGCCGAGGTCGAAGGCTCGAACGCGATCCTGCGAATCGACTTCCTGAACGGCGAGACGCGCAAGGTCTCGGTCGACCCGACAGACGCCCTCTACGCTCGCTACGCGGCGCACGGCCTGAGCCAGAAGATCGGCGACGAGGCGGCGGGGGAGGAGACCGTGGATGACATGGTCGTCTCCATCGACGCAATTATCGACCGCCTCTCGAAGGGCGAGTGGGGCACGGAGCGAAAGGCAGGGGACGGGTTCTCCGGCGCCAGCGTCGTCATCAAGGCACTGATGGAAGTGTCGAAGGGTTCTGTGAAGTACCCGGATGGCATGACCTTGCAGCAGGTCAAGGAGTTCTTGGAGAAGACGCTGGAGGCCGGCAAGGAAGGTGGTCTGACGCGACAGAAACTGTATCAGTCGTTCAAGACTCCGGGCAGCAAGACCGCCCCGGTGATCGAACGCCTGGAACGCGAGAAGCTGATGAAAGGTGTTGCAATCGACGCCAACGCAGCTATCAACGATATGATGGGCTGAACGGAACCCTCTCTCAACCTTCATCCCACGACGCTCGGGGAACTGTTGAGGGTCGTCTGGCAGACGTAAAGTGCCATCCCCAGGGTGGGGCGACCTGCCTGGGGACCTTTCTAGAATGGCATCAGACTGCTGGGGAGACCACCGCGATGCGCGGCCTAAGCAGAGAACGGAACTGGTCAGCCGGCTGGTGTCATTCTAGAAAGGTGCCCCAAATTCTTGGGTCCTTTCCAAGACGGAGTTGAGCAGCCCCTCCCGAAGTTCGCTGAAAAAGCGGCCAAGGGAAGATACTGTAACAGCTTCGTCTTGGAAGGGCGAGAGGTAAGGTAAACTCTTGTTAAACCCGCGGGGAACCCTTCCGGCGTGGCGCACCGTTTGGCGCAAGTGAGGACACGCGACGATGGAGTCGTGACCACTCAGGCCCTCTAAACAAGGACTTACCTGAGGCCTCGCGGGTCGTGACGCCCCCAGGAATTACCCTCCTCACGGTTCCTGGGGGCCGTCCCCTTCCTCGAGTTTGAAGTCCTGCTCCGCGGCCCACCTGAAGGGCAGGCACCCTACGGGGGTTTCAGGGTGGACCTAGACGCCAGTCTCCTAGCTTGGCTGCGGTGTCGGGTTTAAGGTAAGCTAGGCTGGCCTGTCAGGGCCCGCGAAATAAACATCGGCCGCACAATCGGCGCTGGATGAACGTAACCAGCACATTCAATTCTTTGGAGTCTCCCATGATCGTCGCTCCCCCGCCGAACCCTCCTGCCACAGTCACCGACACCGCCTCCTGGCAACAGTGGGACATCTACATCCGGTACAGGGAACTCGTAGCCTACGAGGCCTGGATGGCCGCCGGGGCGAGCGACGCAGCCCTCGTCACCACGTTCACCAAGGCTCTCCTCTCCGATTGGGACTGGGCAGTGCAGAGCAAGGCCGCCCCTGCCTCCGTCGTGGCGACGGCTCAGGCAATGGCAGTCGAGTTCCGCAAGACATATCCCGCTCCTCCGCTCTGAGGCCCGAAAACACTTGTGGGACGGGGCGCAACACTTTGTTGACGCGCACGTGAATAACGACGATAATATGCACGTGAACCCCACTCCCGGAGCATAGATGCCACCCCCCAAGGCGATCGAGCCGACACGAAAGCTCACCCTCCAGATGCCGCCAGACCTCATGGCGAAGCTGGAGTTGTACCTCTACTCCCCCACCCTTGGCCGCGTCCCTAAGGGCGCCTGGGCGAAGTTCTTTGCTAAGAGGGTGGAGGAGTTCTTTGAATCCATTGCGCCCAAGACGGAGGAAACGTGAACACTGAACTTCAAATCAAAGTGAGCCAGTGGCGGGCCAAGGCCGTGGCCGGCACCCTCACCAAGGAGGAAATGATCGAGGCCGTCAGGGTACTCCGAGAGGGCAGGATCGGTGCGGCTGCCGCCTCCGCCGGGGCTACCACAAAGAGGGCCTCGGCGGCGAAGGCCGCTGTGATCCCGAACGGGGACGACCTCCTCTCCGAAATGCTCGGCTAAGCGGCCCTTGGCTCAGGGTTCGGCCCTGACCTAAGGGAGCGGTTGCTCCAGACCTTCTCCAAGTGATGGCTCGTACCTTGGGGGAGGAATAGCTAACGGGCTGAGTGAGGACGAAGTGGCACAAGTCACGACGACGATCTGGGACTGCTATCCCGAAGACCCCGATAACAAGCACTACACGTGCTACTCTGGGGACATGACCACGCAGGGCTGGGCGAGGGTCAAGGACCACACGATCACCTTCGACGACATTTCTCGGGATGAGAAGGTCGCTCAGGTGGTCAAGGTTCTCCGCGCCGAACAAGAGAAGATGGTCGAGCGGCACCAGAAAGAGTTTCGCGCGCTCCAAGACCGCATTGCAAACATGCTGGCGATTGGGGGCGGATCATGACCTGCATCATCACAGGGTGTAGGCTCATTATCCCCGCAGAAAACAAGTCCTCTTGGGGAGATCTTCACAGAGACTTCGGCGTCTACATCTTCAACCAAGGGCAGTGCCGTTGGGAATACGGCCTGACTTCTACGAACGAGAAGGCCGTAGTTCTGAAACCTGGTGCCAAGTACCTGGAAGTTGGGACCACCGTGATTTTCAGCGACTATCTCGCTGAGCTGAACGAGGCAGCAGAGCTGTATCTCCATGAATAGGCCTCCCTTCCCCACCGTAATCGACTCTTCTCTCATCTCCGCTGCCCGCGCCTGCGGCCAGAAGGCCAACCTCGAGTACTTCCTCCACCGGAAGCCCAAGACCGAGTCGGTCCACCTCGTCGCGGGTAAGGCGTTCGCCCGGGGCCTGGAGGTCGCACGGGAGGCCTTCTACGTCAATGGAGAGTCACCAGAGTCCGCGTGTGCCCTCGGCATCGGCGCCCTTCTCCAGTCCTACGGCACCTTCGAATGTCCCGAGGACTCGGCGAAGTCCGCCACCCGAATGGCAGGCGCGCTCGAATACTACTTCACCCAATACCCCCTCGGAGCCGACAATGCACCACCCCACACTCTCCCTTCCGGCGCAAGAGCAATCGAGTTCTCCTTCTTGGAGCCCGTGGATTTTGAACACCCTGAAACAGGGGAACCACTGCTTTACTCTGGTCGGTTCGACATGGTATGCGATTATGCTGGAGGAACCTTCGGAGAAGACGACAAGACCACTTCTTCGCTTGGTGCCTCTTGGCCCAAGCAGTGGGACCTCCGAAGCCAATTCACAGCCTACTGCTGGGGCGCCGGCCGGGGAGGAATGAGCCTTCAGGGCTTCCTCGTCCGGGGGGTCTCGATTCTCAAGACAAAGTACGAAACCCAGCAGGCCGTGACCTACCGACCCCAGTGGATGATCGACCGCTGGTACGATCAGCTCCTCCACGATTTGAAGGAACTCAAGGAGCAGTGGGAATCGGGGCGGTGGAACTTCAACCTCGACCACGCCTGCACTGAGTTCGGCGGCTGCATGTTCAGGCAAGTGTGCCTGTCCGCGGAGCAAGAGCCTTGGCTCGAGGCAGGCTTCGAGCGGCGGAGGTGGAACCCGGTGACGCGGGAAGAGGAGGAGATCGTATGATGTCCTGGCTCTTCCGTCGCCGCTCCATTTCCTCCATCCTCAAAGCCGAACTCCACGAGGCTCTCCTTTCCTTCCACGTCGCTGCGGCCGCGAAGGAGGACTGGAAGTCCCGCAAGGCCATGTTGCGGGAGCGCATCACTCGCCTCCGACACCAAATCACCCTAGCCAAGGCGGAGGAAGCATGGAAGTCGTCGCCCATTACTTCTTCGGGACTAAGCTCCTCGGAACGGGAGGGTTTAGCGTCCCAGTTGTTGGGCCAGGATCATCGGCATACTTCTGCCTCACCTGCGGAGAGGTCTGGGCACGAATAGTGTGCAACGGGGTGGGGTGGGAGGTCCTAAAGGTCCCATGCCCCAAGCACAAGCCCTCGAGTGTGACTGACTGGAGAGAGGTTCCCGGCTCATTCCTCTGTGGATATAAGGTTGTGAGCGACTTTATGAGCGTGATGGACTGGCCGAAGGCTCTCGACAAGATGCCACCAGAGATCTTGAGAAGGGAATTCGACCTTCACATGAACTGGTTCGCCTCGGAAGGGGCAATTCAAGGAGAACTGATATGAAATCCATCCTGATTCTTGCGGCCCTCGCCCTCGGCGGCTGCGCCACCAACCCTGGCCTCGACAAGCGGATCGTCTGCACCCTTGAGGGCAAGGCGATCTACACGGCGACCTACGGCCCAATTGCGCTGGTCGATCCGGTAGCGGATGCGGACGTGATCTGCGCGAAGGTGCAAACCCAGGGCACCATTGTCGTCTCTCCTGCGGCGATTGGGAGCGGCCGGTGAACTGGACCGCACGCGGCGTCTACGATCTGTACCTTCAGGCCCAGAGGCAGAGCGGCACTGAAGGCAAGGACTGGGTTGAACTCACACCAGACCAAATGCGGCACTGGGTGGACTTCGCCAGGCTCCTTCGAGACGCTGCCAAAGGCACGCCGCAATAAACCCCCTTAACTCAAGAAGCCACATCATGACAGACTACGTAAGAGTGTTCAGAATCATTGAATATACTGGCCCTCGGGATTGGGTCGAAGAACTAATTTCAAAGTCAGTTCAGGGAGAAAAGATCGTCCATCCCGCGGGGATGCTGGATAAAGGAGCCTGCCGAATCAGAGCCACCACGATCGGGAACTACGCAGAGATCGTGGCTAGGGAGGATAGCAATGGCTGAGACCTCTCCATCCCCTCCCGGCGTCAATGTCCTCATAGAGGGCCCTACTGGCACCGGGAAGACTCACTCGATTGGCACCCTGGTCGAGACCGGCATTCACGTCCACTATCTCGCCTTCGAAGCCGGCACCGAGTCCCTCCGAGGGTTCTGGCTCGACCGCGGGAAGCCCATCCCACCGAACCTCCACATCTTCACCGTCCGTGGACCCACCGCCTCCTGGAAGGAAATGGCTGACGCAGCGAAGCTCGTCAACACCCTCTCCTACGAGTCCCTCAAGAAAACCACGGACCCCTCCCGGAGCAAGTATGACCAATTCGAAGCCTTCCTCAGGTACTTCACAGACGTCAAGGACGACGGAGGAACTTCGTACGGACCTGCTGACAATTTCGGCACTGATCGAGCAATTGTGGTCGACGGCCTTACCGGAATGGGAAACGCAGCAATGGCTGGTGTCATCGGAGGAAAGGTCGACAGGGATCAGAAGGACTGGGGACTCGCTCAGAATCTGGTCGAAGGAACGCTCCGCCGACTCTGTGATCAGTGTCGTTGTCACTTCGTCCTCCTTGCGCACGTGGAGCGAGAGCCAGATCCTCTCGGCGGCGCGAGCAAAATCACCGTTTCGACCCTGGGTGCCAAGCTGGCTCCAAAGATTCCTCCAATGTTTTCTGACGTAGTCTCGGCCAAGCGCCTGGGCGCCACCTTCCTTTGGGACACGATGGACCCGCTGATGGATCTGAAGACGCGGAACCTCCCCCTCTCGGACAAGCTCGTCCCGGACTTTGCTCAAATTATCGCCAAGTGGCGTGGGCGGGGTGGGGTATGAGCCCTTGGGATATCGTAACTATAGCCTCTCTCGTAGTAGTCTTGGCTTGCGCCATCCAGTGGGTCATTATGCTTCGGAGCTTTAGGCCTTTACTTTGGTGGGCAGCGTGGGTGGCGTTCATTGCTGCCGTCCGCTTCCTACCCTCACTATTCCTACGGGGTTGAGCAACCCTAGGTCTTACCCTGCTCATTCGTCAACTTCGTCAACTTCGACACTAAGGAAACTCTCATGAGTGCATTTGATCTAAACTCCTTCCTCGACGCAACCATCACGGAGGCCCTCGAGAAGCGCCCCCCTATCCCGGTGGGTGACTACGTCGGCGTCCTGTCCGAACCCGTGATCCGTCCCTGGGTCTCCCAGAAGGACGCCACGAAGTCGGGTATCGCCGCTGACTACATGATCGAGGTCGATGTGCCCGCGGATGTCAAGGAGTCCCTCGGCCTCGACTCCTCCACCATCAAGGTCAAGTACGGCATCATGCTGGACACTAACGCGACAGGCGGGATCGACACAGCCAAGGGCAAGAACGGCGGCCTCCGCAAGTTCCGGGAGGCCCTCGACATGAACCAGCCAGGAGTGCCGTTCAACCTCCGCATGGTGGCTGGCCGCCCCGTGAGAGTCAAGATCGGCCACCGCGAGTACCCGGAGGGGTCGGGAGACCTCTTCGAAGAAGTGGTCGGGCTGGCGAAGGTTTGAGGAAGGGTCACCATGCTGCGAATCAAGGTGACCATTACAGGCTTTCTCGACGTGGAACCGGAGGACTATGCTGACGAGCCCGAAGACGACGAAGATGTTGATCTTCCCGACGACAGCGATATCTTCGCTGCTCTCGAAGAAGAGTTCGAAGATGAGGCGAAGGGCCTCTCCGACCTCGAAGATCAGTCGATCTCATTCGAGCGAGTAGGGACCTAAGTGCGTCTCGCCGCACTCCTCGCGGCCTTTCTCGGGTGGGGTGTTGTGGGTTTCGCAGCCTCCAGCGCCTCACCCGGGTTTGGGTTCCTTGTGGGGCTGGGCGTGGGAGCAGGGTTGATGCTGATTGGGAAGGAGAAGTGATGAGTGAAGAATTGAAAAAGGCTTGGGAGTCGTTAGACAAAGTTGAGATAGCGCCGAGCGCGCATCCCCCAGCCCCAGTGGGTGAACTGTCGCCGTTGCCCGAAGCGCTTCTGAGGCGCGCGAAAGGCTTCCTCGGGATGGCGGCAAAGGGGACTCCTTACAACGGCACCAGCAGCGCCCGAATGGCGCAAAAGTTGATTGACGACATCGACGCCACCCTCGCATCTGCTCGGCCCCCAGTACCGCAAGAGCCGGTGGCGTGGTGGAACGGAATTCGGAAGGCTGATCCTCACGATATGACGGCGCCGTCGTTCGCTGAGTCTGAGGACACTTGGCACGATATCCCTGTCTACGCCGGCATCAATCCTTGCAATCTCGCCACCCCAGTACAGCCGCAACCCGCCCCCGAGGCCCACAGCCTGAGCCAAGTCGAAACCGACGCCTTGAATCGCGCGCTGGTCAAGTCGGTCAAGTTCGTCGATTCCTCGGTTGACGGCCAGATGGCCCTGGATGCGCGACAGCCAGACGAAACTGGTTGGCTGATCGAACATGACGGGAGTGACTACCCACAAGGTATGAGGCGACAAATCTCTTGGCTATACGTTGACACCGCCTTTGAGCCTCAGTCACGACTTCCATTCCTTCACACTCAGGATGCCTCAACCGCCCTTAGATTTGCTCGCGAGGAAGATGCTAAAGACATCTTGAAAGTTTGGGTGAGGTACATGAGTCGGCAAAGTCGCGCCGCCTACAAAGTTACCCAACACGAGTGGCCGCTCCCGCAGTCTGTTCAAGGGGATAAACCATGAACGCGGCCGGCAAGTATAACGACGTGCTGCGCCCCTTCGTCGCCTTCATGGAGACTGAGTTGCACGCGAACTGCAGCAAGGGCGACCGTCCAGGCTGGCTCACGATGTCGCCCGAGCAAGGCTTGCTCGAAATCTACTGGCATACCGCGAAGTTGTCGGCAGCGGTCAAGAACAACGACGCGACGCTGATCCGCGAATACTCTGCCGACGTTGCCAACATGGCGATGATGCTGCTCGACGTGTGCGGCGGCCTACCGCAGTCTGTTCAACCCCCTGCTAGCCCTAGTTTGGGTGATTCGGTCAAGAAAGAAATCTAATGAATCTCACTCCCCGTTCCTCCATCATCATTCCTTCCAACCGTCAACGCGTCGAGTTCGACCCCGACGCCCACCAGGAACTCATCGCCTCCCTCGAAGGTCCCGCTGGCCTGATGCACCCAGTCGTCGTTCGCTCCACCCCCCAGGGCCTCACTCTCGTTGCCGGGGAGCGTCGCCTTCGCGCAATGGACGAAATGTGGGAACTCGGCTCCCTATTCATGTGCGGCGGGAAGCCAGTTCCCGTGGGCATGGTTCCCTACAACAACCTCGGCGACCTATCTCCCCTTGACGCCAGGGCCGCAGAGCTCGAAGAGAACATTCGGCGAAAGGACCTAACTTGGCAAGAGCGAGCGAAGGCAGAGGCGGACCTCTATTCCCTGAGGGAGGACCAAGCCAAGGCGGCGGATGCCCCTCGCCCGCACCTCTCCGTCATTGCCCAGGAAACCCGGGGCTCCGCCACCCCGGAGAACGTCTCCAAGGTCAAGCGGAACATCGTCCTGGCGCAGAACCTCCACCGACCCGAGGTCGCGGCGGCGAAGAGCGGCCAGGAGGCCTACAAGATCTTGGGGCGCCTGGAGGAGAAGGAGAGGAACGAGGAACTCGCCTCTGCCCTCGGAAAGGACTACCTCGGCGGGAAGCACCGCCTCCACAATTGGGACTGTGTTGAGTGGCTCCGGCAGCAGCCGGCGGCCGAGTTCGACGTGATTCTCTCCGACCCACCCTACGGTATGGGAGCGGACGAGTTCGGGGACTCTGGGGGCGGGGCTGAAGGCGCCCACTTTTACGAGGACTCATACGAATCCTGGCTCGAGTTGATGGCGGCAGTGATCCCAGAACTCTCCCGTGTTGCCAAGCCCGACAGCCACCTTTACCTCTTCTGCGACTTTGACAGGTTTCCGGAGCTGAAGGCTTGGGTAGGGGCGCAGGGATGGACCCCATTCCGCACCCCTCTCCTCTGGTTCAAACCACAGGCGTTCCGCGCCCCCTGGCCGGAGCATGGGCCACAGCGGAAGTATGAGTGCATCCTCTACGCCAGGCGCGGAGAGCTCAAGGTCACAGCCCTCAAAGGCGACATCCTCACCTACCCCCCTGACGAGAACCTCGGTCACCAAGCCCAGAAACCCGTGGCCCTCTACCAAGACCTGCTCTCCCGGAGCGTACGCCCGGGGATGAAGGTCCTCGACCCCTTCTGCGGCACGGGGCCGATCTTCCCCGCGGCTCACGCCCTCTCCGCCGTCGCTACGGGGATCGAGAAGGACGAAGCCGCTTTCGCAATTGCCGCCACGCGGCTTCAGAAACTGAAAGGAACTTGATGCAAACACGTCTTGAACTCCTCACTCCCGGCATTATCAACATCTTCGAGTCCGAGGGTTGGAAATGCTACGTCGCTGACATTGAAGGGCAGTGTCAAGTCACTGTCGTTAAAGGGGGTCAACCATTCGAGCGTACTTTTCCCTGGCCCTCTACCAACCGAGAACTGACTCCACACCTGTTTGCGTGGCGTGATGCCCTGAAAGGAATCTAAGTGAACCAAGATGAATTCTCTTCCCTCGTGTCCTCCACTGTCAAGTCAACTGCTGACCTCCTGGTTGTCAAGGGAGGAGAATACGCGGGCGACGGTGATCGCCTGGCGAATTTCAAGCGCGGGGCTGCGCTTACTGGCTGCACGTCTCTCCAAGTCGCGTTCATCTATGCTTCAAAGCACTACGATGGAATTGCGAGTTTTGTCAAAACCTCGGCGGCGGGCACTCCGCGCCCTAGTTCTGAGCCAATCGAGGGCAGGTTCGATGACCTCATCAACTATTGTATTCTGATGAAGGCGTTGGTGGTGGAGGCCAGAAATGAAGCAAGCCAGCGTCTCGATGACACTCCGAGCCCGGGCAGTTGGGTACCGATCGCCAGAGAAAAGGCCAGGGTGCCATAACTGCACTCACTCCCGCGCCGAGCCCGCCACTCCCACCAAGCTTCGCTGCTGGCTCGGCCACCCAACCATCCTCGTTCAAAAGCTCGGAATTTGTAAGTTCCATTCTGGAGTCATCAATGCCAATTCCCGCAATAATTCTTGACACCGAAGCCACTGACTTCGAGAACGCCGAGGTCATCGAACTTGCCTGGAGGGAGTTCGGAGGGCCAATTGCTCCGACGGTCCAGCGATTCAAGCCCACGAAGCCCTCAGCCTGGGGAGCCCTTGCCACCCATCACATCTTGATGGAGGAGCTTGAAGGGATGCCGCCGAGTGACACTGCCCCTCTTCACGTTCCTGACGCCTCCTATCTCATCGGGCACAACGTGGACTTCGACTGGAAGGTTCTCGGCTACCCGGAAGGGAAGAGGATTTGCACTCTCGCCATGTCTCGAGCCTTGTGGCCCGAAGTCGACTCTCACTCCCTCGTCGCCATGACTTACTTTACGCAGGGCGCAACAGCCAAGACGCGAGAAATGGTGAAGAATGCTCACTCGGCCGCTGACGATGTGATGCTCTGCCACTCCCTCCTGTGCGTCATCATGGAAGTCGCCAAGCTCCACACCCTTCACGAGATCCACGAGTTCTCCGAAGAGGCCCGCATTCCCAAGATCATGACCTTTGGGAAGTTCAAGGGAGAGCCAATCTCCGCCGTCGACCGGGGGTACATGAACTGGTATCGCAGGCAGCCGGACACGGACCCCTATGTTCTTGAGGCATTTCGGAGGAATGGGATGTGATTCACGTGAACATCACCATCGTTATTCACGTGCACATCCTCTCAGCCGCGAAAAATTAAGGACGACCAAAATGGATCAGGAATCCCTGAAGATAATGTTCCGACAGCAGGAACTCGAGAGGCGGAGACTCCGCCAGGGAAGGCTGCTCAACGAAGTCGCTCTTGCTGGAGAGGTACTGACTCCAGAAGACAAGGCCATAGACGAGAAGGCTGTGGAGGAGCTCAAACGACAACGTCTGGCCTACGAACTCTCCCTCACCCCCCACTTCCCTTCCAAGCTCTACTGGAAGCGTCTCTGGTCTGCGCTCCGTGGGAGGCCCTGATGTCCCTTCCAATGGGCTCCGGCTCCCCTGGCGCCCCCATTCTCATCGTCGGAGAGGCCTGGGGCGAGAACGAGGAGCGTCTCGGCCAGCCCTTCGTCGGCGCCTCGGGGATGGAACTCAACAAGATGCTCAACGACGCAGGGATCATGGCGTCCGAGTGTTGGAAGACGAATGTCGTCAACGCCCGCCCACCGAGGAACGACCTCGATGTCTGGATTCCTCCGACGAAGTCCGGGATCACGTCCAATATGGTTCAGCTCCGTGGCCGGTGGGTTAAGCCAATCGTCCGTGAGGGCTATGAATCCCTCCTGAAGGAGATTTCCCTTGTCAAACCGCGCCTCATCATTGCCCTGGGCAATACTGCTCTTTGGGCTCTCACTGGTCGCACTGGCATCATACGGTGGCGCGGCTCTCTTCTGGAGTTTAACGGAATCCGAGTTGTGCCGACGTACCACCCCGCTGCCGTGCTCCGGATGTGGGAGTGGCGCGTCGTCGCCGTACACGACTTGGCCAGAGCCCGCCGAGAGTTCCTCTCCCCCACTCCTACCCCCGAGTACAAGTTCCTTATCAAGCCCACATTCGACACGGTCCTCACGACCCTGAGCCGGCTCTGGAACCGCGCGCTCCTTTTCGACGAGGACGTCTGGCTCGACTTTGACATTGAGACAGTCGCCGGGCACATTCGCTGCTTCGCGCTGTCGTGGAGTGCGACTGAAGCCATCGCGATCCCCCTCATGACAACGGAGGACTGGTCCGGCTACTGGTCTGTTGAGGAAGAAGGCACGATCCTGTGGCACACATACAAGTTGCTAACACACCCGAAGGTGAAGATCCGGGGCCAAAACCTTCTCTACGACTTCCAATACACATACAAGCATTGGCACTTCGTCCCAACACTCGGCCAAGACACTATGTTGTCTCAGCATACCATGTTCCCCGGCTTGCCGAAATCGCTGTTGTTCCAGGCGTCGATGTACTGCGAGTACTTCTGGAATTGGAAAGACCTCGTTAAGCACTCGGCGGAAGAGAAGGAGGGGGCATGAAGCTGATCATTGCGGGGACCAGAACCTTCTGTGGCTATCACTTGATGGAGGAAGAGTGGGAGGATAATTACGCCGGGAGAGTAGCAGAGATTGTTTCAGGGTGTGCTCGGGGTGCCGATAATTGGGGAAGGCATCTTGCAGCCAACAAAGGCATTCCAACTAAGCTGTTTCCGGCAGAATGGGAACTATACGGCAAGAGGGCTGGGTTCAGAAGAAATGTAGAAATGGCTGAGTATGCGGATGAACTGCTGGCTTTTTGGGATGGTGTTAGTTCTGGAACCAGACACATGATTCAGCAAATGAGGATTCTCGGGAAGCCAGTAAAGGTGGTGAAGTATGTTTGACAACCTGTCTTCCAACGAGGCCATGTGGAACTACAACTGCCTCGACGACATCTTCACCCGAGAGGTCGGGGAGACCCTCCAGCGCTCGCTCAAGGAGACAGGGCTCGAGTCCGTTGACGCCTTCCAGCACCGTCTCTTCCCCGCCGTGCTCCACACCATGCTCCGCGGCGTGAAGATTGACCTCGCCGCCCGAGCCCGAATGAACAAGCTCCTCTCGGACGAACTCTCCTCCCGGGAGGGCTACCTCGCCGAGGTCCTTGGTCACCCCATCAAGTGGCCTGGTGCCGGTGGCAAGCTCGTGAGCTTGTACAACTCGCCTAAGCAGATGCAGGTCCTGTTCTATGACGACTTCCGCCTCCCCACGGTGTGGAAGAAGAATGAGAAGGGGATGCGTGTCCCGACCCTGGATGACTCCGCGCTCGAACTCCTGCGACGCAAGGAGCCCCTCGTTTGGCCCATCATCAAGCGGATTCAAGAGTGCCGCTCGATTCTCAAGTTCCGCTCAAACTTCGTCGAGGCCGACCTCGAGGAGGGGCGGATGCGTTGCTCCTACAATATGTGCGGGGCAGAGACGTACCGTTTCTCTTCCTCCAAGAACGTGTGGGGCGGCGGTTGTAACATGCAGACGATCCCGATGGGAGGGGAAGAGGACGACTCCGACCTCGAACTCCCCAACGTCCGCACTATGTTCGTGCCGGACGATGACCAAACCTTCTTCGACATCGACCTCTCCAAGGCGGACCTGCGCATCGTCGTGAAGGAGGCAGACGAGAAGGAAATGCAGGCGATGCTGGACGAGGGCCGGGACCCTTATATCGAGACGGCACGTGAGTTCTACCGCGACCCCACTATCACGAAGGTCCGCCCCAACGGCTCCCCCGATCCGAAGTACAAGATGTTCAAGTCCTTTGGGCACGGGACACATTACCTGGGCACGCCTCAAGGCCTTGCCCAACGTTTAGGACTCACTGTTCATGAAGCAACGAGAACGCAAGCGTGGTATCTTGGCAAGTATTCCGCTATCCGTAAGTGGCAGGAACGCTTTGTGGAGGAGATCAAGCGTACTCATAGTGTCTCCAACAAGTTCGGTTACCGTCGCCATTACTTCGGACGCATTGACGATAGCACTTTTCGTGAGGCGATTGCTTGGTTGCCTCAATCTACAGTTGGATGCCTTATCAACCGCATATGGCTTAATCTCTGGGATGCAAAGGGACCAGTTGAGGTTCTACTTCAAGTGCACGATTCACTTGCAGGGCAGTTTCCGGCAGCAAGAAAAGACGAGTCTATGGACAGCCTTAGACTCGCAGGCCAAGTCGTCATCCCTTACCCTTCCCCCCTAATCATCCCCATCGGGATCAAGACTAGTGAAAAATCCTGGGGAGACTGTGGGTGACACGCAAACTCAAAGACTGGTTGAAGTCCTACCTAGTCTATGCGGAATGTACAGAGGCGCCGAAGTTGATCCACTACTGGGCAGGCGTCTCGGCGGTGGCGGGGGCCCTCCGGAGACGTGTATGGTTCGATCAAATCAAGTTCAAGTGGTACCCCAGCTTCTTTATAATTTTCGTCGGGCCGCCAGGGGTCATCACCAAGTCCACCACAGCCGACGGTTCGATGGACCTCTTGCGCGAAGTCCCCGGCATTCACTTCGGCCCGGACTCGGTAACCTGGCAGCAGCTAGTGGCCTCCTTCGAGGACGCAGCCGAGTCCTTCGAAATCGACGGCACCTGGTACCCCATGTCAGCCATCACCCTCCTTGCCTCCGAGTTCGGGAATCTCATGGACTTCCAAGACAACGGGATGGTGAACCTCTTCATCACCCTATGGGACGGCCGGAACAGATACGAGAAGCAAACCAAGTCCTCGGGCTCTGACATGGTGGAGGGGCCGTGGATTAACCTCCTCGCCTGCACTACTCCCCAGTGGATCAGCGCGAATATGAACGCCACGACCATCGGCGGCGGCTTCACTTCCCGTTGCGTATTCGTCTACGGTGATCAGAAGGAACGCCCAATCGCCTTCATCGAGGACGCTGTGAATGGGCAGGAGGAGGCGTATATGACCCTCCGCGCCAACCTGGTTCACGATCTCGAGCACATAGCGATGAACCTCAAGGGCCGCTACATCCTGACCCCGGACGCGAAAGTCTGGGCAACCCAGTGGTATAACGACTTGTGGAAGTACGACTACCGTCCGGAGAATGAAGACTACGTCAACAACTACCTCTCCCGGAAGCAGGCCCACATGATCAAGCTCGCGATGGTGATGGCCGCGGGGCAGAGAGACGAACTCATCATCACTCTCGAAGATATGCAGATGGCGAAGATCATGCTGGACCAGACCGAGGGTCAGTTCTCCAAGATCTTCAAGGGGATCGGGAAGACAGACGAGGCGGTGCACGCGGAGACCCTCCTCCGCGCGATCGAACTCAAGGGGGAGATCGAATACGGCGCCCTCGTCAGGCTCTCCCAAGCCCACTTCCCATCCTCCCGGGACTTCGAAGACATCCTCAAGATGTTTACCCAGGGCGGGCAGATCTACGTCGGCCCCGGGACGGGAGGGAAGACCTGGGTGAAGTGGCTCGGGGTGCCGGAGGCCTAGAGATTCGCCTGGGCAACCCAGGTTCCAGGGGCGCCAGCAACAGTGCAGTACCACCCTGTGGGGCTAGCGACAACGGGGACGGACTGGAGGGTGTGATCCCCGATGGCCCAGGTACCAGCGCCCGGAGCCGCGTTACTCCGCCACTCGATGTTCAAGCCCGCCGCAGCATTGCTCATCAGGCCGGCAGCCGTGCCCCAGTAGTTCGAGGCGTCGAGGAACCCTCCGGTGCAGGTGCCCGCAGTGAGCACGGCCGTCGTCCCCGAAGTCGTGAGGGAGCAGCCTGAGGCCCGGAGTTGGGTGACGTCACTCACGTGGAGGGCCACGGCCGTGACGGCCACTCCCACGACTCCCGTGAGAGAGAAGTTCGCCCCCTTCGCCAGGTCCACACTCCTGCAGTTACCGCTCCCTCCACTGAACGTCCCTCCTGTCAGAGAGAGGTTCGTCGTGGAGAATCCACCGACTTGATCCACGCGGAAGTGAGCCGCGTCACACCCCTTGATCACGCCGCCCTGGCCACTGATGTTAGAGATGTTGATGTTGTTGGCAAGGATCAGGATGCCGTGGCTCGCCGCCAGGGAGTTGTCGACCATGATGTTCTGTGGAGCGAACGTCACATTCGAAGAGGCATTGAGATAGAGACCCAGGAAGCTCGGGATCGTTAGGTCGGAGCCCTGGCGAATGGTGTTCTCCCCAAGGACGGCACCGGCGGCGGAGGAGGCAACCTCAATCCCGGAGAGGGTGACAGCGTTCCCATTCGAGGTCCCTCCCTCTGTCACCCCAACATCCTGGATGGTGTTCCCCGAGACGACGGGAGGGATCAACCCCAACTCGATGTTGGAGACGGCAATCCCCGCGGGTGTGAGAGTGTTGTTCGAGGTAGAGAGGCAGACGTTGCTAACACTATTCCCGAGGACCCTCACCCCGCCGGAGTTCTGAACATAAATCCCCGCTCCGGAGGAGCCGCCAGTCGAGGTCCCTGCCACGTTCCGTACTCGGTTCCCCTCGACCAGGGTGAACGTATTGTGCGTGTCGATCTGGTAGACGATGATGCCATAGGAAGTGGCGCCGTTGACATCATTTCCAAGGACTCGAGTTCCCAGGGGGAAGGTGTTCGAGCCAGGGCCTTGAACCAGGATGCCGTGGTATCCTGTGTTCTCCATCAGGTTCCCCTCGACGGAGCACGCCACGCAGTTTCTGTAGACGGTCGCTCCGGCCGAGTCCTGCCCTGTCCCGAGGGCATCATGGATGTAGCAATTCAGGGCGTGACAGTTCGTGGCGTCACTCATCCACACCCCAGCCCACTGGTGCCCTGCAATCTCCACGCCGAGGACGACACAGTCGGAGGCCCCGTCCATGTTTACGACGCCGATGAGAGTCCCTGCACTTACGCCCGTCATTTCGAGCTTGCCAGGACCATAGACCCGGATGCCGGACTTCCCACTCAAGTCGAGGACGTTGATGTCCACTGTCGAGGTCGTGATCGTCGTCCCTGCAGCGAGAATCAGGGTGGTGTTGCTCGGCACGGAGAGGGCTGCCGTAACCGTGTGGCTCGCCAAGATCGTGAGGGTCTTCCCTGCCGCAGCCGTGATGGCTGCCTGGAGCGTCGAGTAGTCCGAGTCCGTGAGGGAGTCGCCGAGGCGAGCCTGTACCGACCGGGAGACTGCCCCCGCCCCCGAGGGAGTGTATTCCAGGAGGCCTGCCCCTCTAGCCGGGTTCCCTGCCCCGTATCTCAGGTTGTTGACATCATTGAGCCAGTCGGCCTTGATGACGGTGCTTCTCGCAACGAAGGTGGTGTCCATTTAATCTCCAGGAGGAAGGTTGGGATCGTATTCGGGAGAGACGTATTCGGCGATAGCACACTCGGCTACGCCCACGTCCGCGATAGCCGTCATGCCGTTGAAGGTGCAGACGTAGACGAAGATCGGCGCCGGCATGGGTTGGGTCCAGGGAGGGGTCTGATCGTCCGGGGGCGTGCGAACGAAGTCCTGAGGCTGGCGCGCTTCCCAGTGTTCGGGGCAGACGTAGTACCCCTGCCAGTGGCGCATCATCACGGAGGCCTTCCGCTTGCGGGCACATTGGTAGCAGACGACATTCCAATCCCCAAGGATCAGGTGATCCGACCTCCCAATAATGGGATTACTCATACCTCATCCCCTTCGCATACCCGTGCTCCTGAAGCTTCGGGAGCTCCTCCTCGAGCCTGCACCCAATGTCCGTCCTGAACATCCGGTTCGAGGGCCAGTCGATCTTCCACGCCACGTCGTACGCTGCGGCCTGGGCCTCACACACAGTAGAGCCGTGCCCTGTCACGACCGCCACATACTCCCCTGCCGTGCAGATCGTGGGCGTGTCCTTGATCTTCCCTTCCACCATCATGGGGGCAGTGGACATCATGACGGAGGAAAGGGAGACGTGGCGCCGCCTCGAGGCCGTCAGCCCCGTGATGGGGAACCCCACCACCTCCTCCGCCGGGTAGTTCGAGTAGGGGAAGTCCCCGTGGGCCAGGACGACACCAACGCAGATGTCTTCCTTGCACCGGAGAAGGTCCTTCCCTTCGAGCAGCCCCGCCAGCCACTCAGCCGGGTCGCCCAAGTGGAGGGAGGTACACAGGTTGAACGAGGGCCAGCCGAAGCGAACGGTGAACTCCAGGGGCCAGGGCGTTCCGTCCTCCGCGATGATACAGTTCACGTCGATGTTGCCGACGTAGCCGAGGCGATGGAGCCTCTCCGTACAAGGCGCGAGAACGTCGTCGAAGAGCTTGGACTTCGTGACGTACCTCATCACTGTGCCCATCTCCCCCGTGTTGCAGCCGAGGTCATCGTTCATGAGTTTCTTGTGCTCCCAGTTCTCATCGAAGTAGGAACACCAGCCCCCAGGACCGAACCACCCACTTACCCCCATCTCCACGCCGGAGACCTTCTTCTGAAGCATGAATCGTCCTGAGAGCTTGCGACTCCGCTTCCACCGCTCAAGGGTGAAGATCATGTCGGCGGGAGACTTCGAGACGTAGGAGAGGGCCTTGTCCGGGTTGCCACCCCAGGGCTTGCAGACGAATGTCCCCGCTGTCTTCCTCACGTAGGAGATTGCGTCGTCGAAGGAAGTGAAGGACTCGAACGGCAGGGTCTTGATCCCGCAGTCGTTAAGGAACTTGGAGCCCACCTCCCGGTCGAGTTCGAGCGCGGCGCTTCGCTGATTAGCCCCCACGATCGGGAAGTCCTTCTGAAAGTAGGCCTCGAGCCTCGCAGAGTATTTAGAGTTATCCGTCACGATGATGAGGTCAGCCCACTTCATCTTCGATTCCCAATCCCGGACCTTGTCCACGAGGCCATTCCCTATAGGGGATGGATTGTTCGTCCCGACCTCCGGCGGCATCCACAAGATCACGTCGTGCCCTGCCGCCTTGCAGAGAAGAGAGAACGGCAGCCCGCACTTGTCGGGGTCGATCACCAGGATTTTCATTGCGCGAGCTCCTTTTTCCTCTTGCGTTCTTCTCGAGCCCTCTCGCGCTCGGCGTCGGTCTGTCCGTAGATGGGGACACCGGCGAACCCAGCCAGGCCTTCCCCAACCCCGCCCTTACTCTGTTGAACCGCGATCGGAGCGAAGTTGGAAGCGAAGTGCCTGACCCTGGAGTGCATTGGTGGCATCCGCCCCTTCGCCGAGAGGTACTCGACATTAAGAGCCTGCTCGATGGTCTCTCGTGGCAGCATCCCCATCTTGTTGATCGCCTGCTGGGCTGGCTTCGTCACCCAGTGCACAGGCTCCATCGTGTGCTTGGACCACTGCATGTGCTTCGTGCCCTCAGCGTTGAGGTCCAGGATAGTCCAGTCCTTGTTGTTCCAGAGGTGGTGCCCGGACATCGAGTAGTTAATCGCGTCCCCTACCACGAGGTAGTAGAGGCCTGCACGGAGAAGGTACTGGCGGTGGAGGTCAGCGAGTTCTGTAGGCTTGAGGAGGCCTCTGAATCCAGAGCCAGGGCCGAAGGCTTGGACGGCCGCCCGGGTTGTGGAGATGGTCCAGTCCGGAGCGAACATGGCGAGCTGGAGAACCCGGCGGGAACCCGGAGTGAGCATAGTCTGCCCGAGCTCTCGGCCCCATCGAGTCTTCGCATCGTCGGCAATCCTCCGCCAGTTCAGTCCGCCGAATAGGTCGTTTGTGTAGGACGCAGCAATCCTCGATGCCTGCTCGGGGGTAAGGGCCTGTCCCCTTCCCTTCGCAGCCGCCTGGGCCGAGTTGTCGATGAGCTGCTGCATCTTCTCAGCAAACATATTGAGCTTCATCCCAGCATGGAGGCGAGCCCACATGAACTTATCCACTTGGTGGTTCAACTCCACGAGCCCCTTCACTGGGAGGCCCGCCCCTGGGATCGTCTTGTCCATGAAGCCTTGGAGGGACTCCATCGTCTTGTAGAAGCCGGTGCCTGTATCCTCCACCCCGGCGCGGTCGAGAGAGAATTGGAGGCCGCCATCCACAGCCCGGCGGACGAGTTCGGAAGCGCTCCCCTTCTTCAGCTCTTGAAGGTACTTGTCGGTGCCTGCCAGGATTCCAGGAATCTTCGCAACAGCCTTGAACGGGTTGGAGGACCCGCCGATCATGGCGTCTGTCAGGGCCTTGGCATGGAAGAGAGAGAACGAGACGGCGACTCGCTTCGAAGTATCCGAGAGGCCCTGAAGAATCTTCATCGCCGCCCCCGGAGAGGAGGTGTCGAAGAGCAGGCGAATAGAGGGCGCGATGTCCGGGTGGACTTTCAGTCCCGCGAACTGTGGATGGCTGATGGAGGTATAACCGAACGGCGCCTCTCCTGCAGGCATGACAAGGCTGATGGGCCTCTGCGGACCAAGGGGACCAGTCGACGGGGTCTTCTCGTTCTTGAGCCCCTCAAGAAACTGCTTGTTGGCGATGGCGCGGGTGAGGGAGTTCCCATAGATTCCCATGATCGTGGCGATGTCCTCTGTAAGGGGGGTGAGGCCCTGCTTCTTCCCTTCGGCAATCGTGGGGATAGAGCGTTCCTTCGCATACGGTGTCCCCGCCCCCATACCTTGCCCGCCAGAGCGGTCGAGCCACTTCTCCAGCAGGCTCTTGTCGTTCTTGCTCCAGTCCCAGATATGGGTGACGTAGTCGTCCTTGGCGCTCTTCAAGATATCATTGTCGATCCCCTCCCAGAGCTTCTGCTCCGCGAAGTCTGTGTAGATCTTCGCCGCCTCACGCTCCTTGGGGGAGAGGGAGGATAGGTCCCCGGACTCGACGGCGTGTGTGATGGCCTCCCGGCGCTCAGCCTTCGGCACCAGGTCCGTGATCTTGGTCTGGAGGCCCCAGGTATCGATGGCGCCGAGCTTCGTCATGTTCTCCTGGGCATCTGCGAGGTCATTGATCTTGATGCGGGTGTCTGGAGCAGAGAGCTTCTTGAACGTCTCGACGGCTTTACGAGGGGTGACGCGGGCGAGGAGCGCCCCCGCCCCTGCCCCGATAACGGCGTCGAAGAGATCGTGCTCCGAGCCGAAGTGCTGGCCGGCCCAGGCACCGAGGCCGATCGCGGCCATCGAGGCGAGGAGCTTAGGATCGACGGCTCCGGACTGAGAATTGAGTTTGTCACCGCCAACCTGTTTCAGTGTCTCATGAGCCTTGTCAGCATTGAAGGTTCCAGCCTCTCCTTCTTGGCCTTTGTAGAAGTACTTCGGCTCTCCTGTCTTCAGGTCAACGCTTCGTGCCGTTATTTCGTAGGTCTTGCCAGTTGACTTCGAATAGACAGTGTCACCTTTATCCCACTGATACAGGCCTAGCTCTCCGTAGTTTTGAGCAGCAAGCTTAGTTGCAGCCACTCTCTCATTGACAGAGCCTCGCAAGGTTTTAGCAAAGTCCTGAAGGCTTTGCCCACCAGTTCCGAGAACCTTTTCCATTAACTCCTTGTAGTTGGTCGGCTGCTTGCCAGTGAAATCTACAGCCCCTCTCTGAGAACCGTAGCGACCAGAAGAGATAGGCCTGTCTTTGAAAGGCGTCCCTTGCTCATCCACCAGGGGCGTCTCCGGCTCTGCCTTCTCCCAGCCCTTCAGTGCAATCCGTTCCTCCGCTGTCATGTCGAAGGAGCGGCCGGAGGTGAGCTTCTCCATCGCCGTGTCCAGGGAGGTGGGCTTCGGCAGGCCCTCGCCCATCGGTGGAGCCGCCTCCTCCAGTGTCCCCTTAATCGGGTCGAACACTAAGGACTTGCCTTCCGTCATCCGGGTTTTCCCTTCGGAGGCAACCGTGGCCGCTTGGGCCGCTTGGGCCTCAGGCACCTTTGCCGCGTCCTTCGGGTCCATCGACTGCATCCGTTCCTCTTGCAGCCGCTTGAGTGCATAGGGGGAGAGCTTGACGCCCTCGAGTTGGAGGGACTTGGGAACTGTCTTCTCAAGGCCGGCAGCGAGCCCGCGCCCGCCCGCCGCCCCCATAGCTGTGTTCACAATGGATTGCACATCTTCCGCACGAACCGCGCCGCCAGTCTTGTCCTCCACCCACTCCCCGCCCTTCTCAAGCCACTTTGCAAGGCGATTCATTGTAGCGTCGACGACGGAGTCGCTCTGCCCTTCCTCCTTCCCCAGGCCGGCTAGGGAGATGAGCTTGTGGAGAGGGGAGCCCAAGGTCTCGTTCACGATGGAGGAGGCCTCGACGCCAGCCCTCGCAGCCTCGGCCGCCGACTTTCCTTGCCCCACGGCCCTGGCCCGCATCCCCATGTCGGCACCGACGCCGATCAGTTGGGCCGGAATCCCCGCAACGAGGTCGGTCAGGCTGACCGCCTCCGCGAGGGTGGCTCGGCCCAGGGACTCGAGCGGCCCACGTGAATAACCCGGTGATGATTCACGTGAACCCCCCTCGAAGTCTGGGATCGCCGGAGCCATCTCACTCGTGCCCTTCGGCGTCTGGAGCCTTACCAACTCGCGTTGCAGGTCCGCCTTCCCCTCTGGGTTCGTCGTCCGAGCGATCTCGGCGCGGAGGGAATCGAGGCTCCCCCCAACCCCCGAAGTGAGTGGGAGGTTTCCCCCGAAGTCTGGGATCGGTGGCGCCAGATCGTCCATCAGTCCGCCCTCGTAGAGTCGTCAACTTCGGTGGGCTTCCTCCCGCCCGGAGCCGGCTTCCACCCGTCCTTCGTCCAGAGGGCCGTCTTTCCCGAGGCCTTGTCGTGGTAGACCGTGCCCTCCTTGAGAGAGGACTTGGGCGTCTTGGAGAGGTCGATCGAGTTCCCACCAGGAGAGTACTTCCCGGGCTTGGCCCCCAAGCCAGTGTCAAAGCCGAGGACCTTGAGCCCAGGTTCCGGTGGAGTGAAGTCCCCCGACATTTTCTTCTCGAGGACGGCTTGGCGCATGGCCTCGTCGGCAGCGATTCCTGGATTCAGCTTCCGGATCGCTCTGGCCTTCGCCGCCACATCAAACGCCGCGGTTGGGAGGTCGGTGTCCGAGACCAGCCCCGCCTCTCCCCTGAGGAGTCCCTTTGCTGCAGAAATCTCTCCCGCAGAGGGCGCTCCGATGTCCTTCCCCCCAGTCTTCTCGATAGCCTTGGCACGGCTGGCCTGCTGCACCGCTCGCTCGCGGGCCAAGTCCTCCTGCACTTTCCGATGTTCTTGAAGGGAGTCAAGGTTCTTGATCCGCGCCTCTGTCAAGGCGGCTTTCTCCGCCGCACTCGCCTTCTGTGCCATCGTCGTCGCGGAGTCCTGAATCATCGAGACGAGCTTCGGGTCGTAAGGCAGGTTCGCGAAGGGAGACTTCTGTCCAGAGAGCTTCTCGTAAACGGCGTTAGCCCGCTCCCAGCTCTCTTGGTCCGTCACGTCCCCCGCGAGGTTCGACATGATCGCCGCGGTCTGCTTCGCCCCCGACATGCTCTGCGTCTTCTCGCGGAGGAGCTGAGTCCTAAGGGCAACCTCGTGGCCCATAGCCGTCGTGGCCGTCTTCATCGCCTCCTCGGCCTTGTTGGGGTTGCCAGCTTCAGCGAAGATGCGGGCCTGATCCATCAAGATCCCAGACATCGTGGGCGTCGAGCCGTCAGAGGGGGCCGGGCTCCCGAGGCGCTGGGCCATCAAGGCCGCCGCCTTTTGATTCGCCGCGTTCGCTGTCTCGGCGGCGGAGGCTTGGGCATTCGCAAGGCGCCCGAGGCCTGCCGTATGGGCGAGCTGGGCCGGCGCCATCGCAGCGCTCTGATCCATCCGTTGCTGCTCCGCAATGGGAGCGAGGAATGAGAGTCCGAGGTCCATAGGGCCTCCTTACGGCTGCACCGGAGTGTCTTGTCCCCACCCGGCGAGCTTCGGAATCCCGGCGGTGAGGAGGCCGAGGGAGGAGAGCTGCCCGGTGATTCCGGCAGTGGCTCCGGGGATATTCGGCACGTTTGTCTGGGCGCCGTAGCGTTCCAGGGCCGCGGCCATATTGCCCGAACCTTGATACCCCTGCGCCGCCATCGAGCGTTGGACGGCCTGGAGCCCTGCCGCCGTCATGCCCGGGGCAGAGGAGGCCTTCTGCAGCTTCTTGCTCTGATCGAAGCCGTAGAGGGATGAGAGGACTTGGACAAGCCCGAGGCCCTGACCTGCCTTGCCGAAGAGGCCACCGGAGCCCCCGCTCCCGGGCGTGAAGATATTCGAGAGCTGTTGGAAGAAGTTCGCTCCCCCCGAGGCCGCACCGAGTTCGGCAGGGGAGGCCTGGGCGCCGTAGCCCTCGGGACCGTAGAGAGCGCCAGTGTCCGCGGACGAGAGGCCACCACCAGTGGCACCCTCCCCTCCGGCCCCGATGCCTGCACCAAGGGCCGCCCCTGCCCCTACCTCCCCGAGCCCTCCCGCGATCCCGGTGCCGAGGGCAGCATCCCCTGCCAACCCGGCCCCGAGTCCGCCGAGGGCTGCCTCCGAGCCGAAGGACCCTGCCGCGGCAGCCAGGGCCGCGTCCGTGCCAGCCGCTCCAGCCGCTGCCCCTGCGCCGAGTTCAGCAGCCCCTACAGCCGCCCCCTCGCCACCAAACGCCACACCTATCGCCGCAACTGTTTCAGGCATTTGCCTTCTCCTTAATATAGAATTTCACTTGCCCTGCCTCGACGCGAATCGTGAACTCCCTCACGTCGATCACCAGGGGGTTTGAGAACACAATGTCGAGGGGGACGTACCCCGCCGCCCTCGCCCATCGGTTGTAGATCTTGGCTGCCTTGTGCGGTTTGCCCGCGGAGATAAAGGCGACTGCCGCCCCGACGTAGCAATCGTGGGCGTGGTCCTCTCCGTGGGGGAGATGTCCTAGGGACTCGAGTTGCTCGTGGAACGACTTGCCTATCGGGGCAAGCTGCCCCTGGAGGATCCAGTCGTCCACTCCGAGGGAGTAGTGAGTAAGGTCCCACATCTTTCCGCGGTGGAGCCACTTCGCTGGTTGGACAAACATAGGTCGGAAGCCCATTGCCCTTGTGAACCACTTCGCCCGGAGGTTATTCTCTGCAACCGCTGTGACGAAGGTCTCGGCGTCGCTCCCAAGAAACGCGAGCATCAGGGCCAGGCCCGCATTCACGAGGGCGGTGGCTCCTCTGGCCTCCGGGAGGATGTGCGTGTGGACCTGGTAGGTCTGGGAGCCCACCCCATTTGCGAGGAAGCATCCCCCCTCCACAAGCACTACCATAGCTTGGGCCTTCGGATCGAGCCACCTCCCCGCGTCGAAAGGGCCCGAGCCATCCGAGGCGGACCACGCTCGGACCTCCGGGTGGCCGCAAATCCGATTGACCTCGGCGGTGTCGCTCAAGGTTGCGAAGCGAGGAATCATGCCAGGGCTCCAAGGTTGCGGAGGGCTTTCACTACTTGAGCAAGGGTGTAGCCGTCGTAGGTGTCATCCGTGTGGAAGACCGAGACGGCCACTCCAGCGACGTAAGTGGCAGCGGCGCCCGCCGTGGTCGGTTGGGAGATTGGCGCTGTCCCAAAGACACCGAACTTCCCTGTGAAGGCCGCGGAGCCATTGAGAGTGAACGTGGAGGTGGCAGGGTCAAACGTGAAGTTCGCTGAGCCTGCCAGAGTGCCAGCGTTGTTGAACTGAATCTGTGTGTCCGCGCCAGCAGGGGTGGGGGCAGGGAGATTCTGGTACGAGCCATCCGCAGCTGGTCCCCCCGAAGTGAACACCTGTCCTGCCGTCCCTGCCGTCGAGGCCGAGATTCCCGCATTCCCCCTCCCCATCAGGACACCGTGATTCGTCAGCGTCACTTGCCCAGTCCCTCCATTCCCCACTGCCAGTGTCCCCGTGACGTTGCTCAGGTTCGCCGGGAGCCCCCCATTCGAGAGGGTCAGGAACCAGGAGAGCCAAACCGGGTTGAAGCTACTCCGGCCAGTCTTCTGGTCCACGATCACCGGGTCGGCGTAGGTCGGTACTGGCTGAAACGTTGCCATGCTAGAGCGAGGCGGGCTGCGCCGTCATGTCGAGGGCCTTGATGCGGAGCTTCGTCGGGAGGGAGTGGGTGATGAGGTAGGCGCGGCGAGCGAACGTCGAGCCGTCGTTGAGCCAGGGACGGTCCTGGTCGAGGTTGACAAGGGACGGGGCGGTGAACGTCTGGTAGTCGTCATCACTCCACGCAATTCCCACGGAAGTTTGGTCCCGGTCCCCCACGACCTCGATCTTCGCACAGGTCTTCCCAAGGCGGAGGCCGCCGTCAAAGGGTGGCGTGTAGATGGAAACCGGAATAGCGGAGCCATCGTCCGTGTATTGGGCGGCTTCGAAGTTATAGAGTCGGCCGTTCGTCGCGTGCTGGAGAATGGGGTTCCCATTCCCGTCATAGGCAGAGTGACTGATCGGCATGTAGTTGCCGTTCATGTCCGTCCAGATGTACCATGCGGCGGAGGTTAGGTCGAAAGCGAGGGTGAGGTTCGAGGCGGGGAGGGTCACGACGTAGAACCTATGCCCCGAGACCTTCGCATCCCACGCCCAGCACCCGGTGAAGTCGAGTGGCTTCAGCAGGCGATCCACTGGCGGCGTGGAGATAACCTCACCATGCACCTTCGTCATGAGCATCGCCTGGACATCCCCCTCAGTGGTCGTGCCGATCCAAGCCAGGTCCTCTCCTACACGTGTCACTGTCCCTGCGTCCCGGCACCCAACCCCAAGCTTCGAGCCCTGCACCGGCCCAAGTGGGGAGCCTACGGCGTTCCCCGCGTCGTAGAATACTTCCGTCGAGGTCTGCTTCAGCACCACGGCATAGACGAGTTGCTTCGAGAGGGCAATGGCCGCCTCGGGCTCGATCTGGGCCGGGAGGAAGGAGAGTGGGTCCCAAGTCGTGGGGTCGTTGAACTCGCTCCCGTAGATTGTGGCGTTCGCCCCCTTCAGAACGTAGTTCGTTCCGTCGAGGTAGGCGGCGCCGGGGACAAGGGGCGTGGGGTAGTTGCCGTCGGTGACCTGAACGAGGCCGCCCCCGTCGTCGTAGGTGTATCCGAACGTCGCGTTGTGGAAGAAGAGCTTCGGCGTCGCCCCCAGGCAGGCGGAGAAGGTGTAGTGCCCTGAACCATCCACCGAGCCGATCGGAGTCGAGTTCTTGTAAAACGTCGTACCGAAGATTGAGTAGATGTCGTTCTGCCAGTTCTTCACGCCGAGGCCCGCGCCAGAGCCAATGGCTGCGCGGAACTGGAGCCCGGGCCTCTTGTACACCCAGACCTCACCCTCGCTATCCCCCTTCTCGGCGAAGCCGTTGTAGAGCCTGGAGTCCGTGTGGACGGAGGCGTCCCGGCTCCCGAGGGGAGCATAGAGAGGGATTCTTGATGGAGGTTGATTCGCCACGTCAAGTTACCGGAAGGAGGCCGTCTGATACTGGTTCCGCGAGTCGGGCTGGAAGTAGGTCGGGGCGTCCTCGACATCGAAGCCCTCGAGCGCCTCACGATACGCGCCGGCACGCTGAGCGCACCGAGCTTGGACCGCATCCGGCTGTCCCACACAGACCTCGTCCGCCAGGGCCCACCGCAAGCCGATTGTCCACTCGGGCGGGAACCCGGCCGTGTCTGCGGAGAGAACGACGTTCGGCGCCGAGAGCCGGCAGAGGACTTCACAAGTCCCTGTCGCCGCCTGGACACTCGGGAAGTTCCAGAATGTGACGAGGAGCCTCGTGACTTCCTTGTTTGTGAAATAGGAATTGATCGACCCGAACACATTCTGGATCTGGCTCAGCCTCGTGTACTCGTCCCGGGACATCACGACGAGGGGCTGCCGCACGAGCTGCTGCGTGATGTAGGTTCCCTGAAGGATCGAGAGGGGCTTCGTCATGTCGACGTCACCTCCCGGCCCCAGTGAATAGGTCCCCTGTGTGGCTACCAGCGGAACGGTCACCGGCTGCTGGAGCCAGAGCTTTAGCCCTTGCGTCGCCCACAAGTTGATGATGTCGTTCAGCCTCTCGATCCCCCGGGCCAGCTGCCCCGCGTTGATCACTTGGCCCAGGGCACAGAGGCCCGCATCCTCGTAGGCCTTCTGGACGATTGCTCCTGCCGTTCCCGTAGTCATTTCGACCCCCTTGACTGCTGAACAGCCATGATTGAATTCCGCCAGGCCTCGAATTGGTCCTGCCGATCCTTGAGCTTCGAGAGCTCGAAGTCCTGCTTCATCTTGTCCGTCTGGATCGCGGTGAGCTGGAGGGACAGGCCATCCACCTTCCCCGACATCTTGACGAAGAGTTCCGTCTGGTCCGAGAACTTGACCAGGAGGGCATTGTACTGGACCCACTGGTTCGCGGCCCAGATGATCCCTGCCCCCACGACCGCAGCCATCCACTTCCAGTCGACAACGCGAATCACGCTGGCTATGGGGTCATCATTTCGTCTGGTGTGCATATCAGGCTCCGTGTCTCGGTACTGCATGGTGAGGTCAGATTCCTTGGTAGAAGGTCGAGCGGGGGGTGGCGGCGGCAGTGGACTTGAGGGACCAGAACTGCCAGAAGGTGTTCGAGAAGGTGTAGTTCCCGTAGTCCCAATACTGCGTGATGAGCTTGAGCCCCGGGGTAACGCAGAGAGTCTGGTACATTTGGGAGTACAAGGTTGCAGAGGCATTCGAGTCCACCCAGTTCTTGAGCTGGAGCCCCACGACCCCTCCGTTTGCATCATTCCCGGAGAAGAACCAGTCATACCCGCCCTCGTACCAGACGACGGGAAGGGACGGGACCTTGCCTTGGGCGCCGGAGACAGAGGACGTGACCCACCCTGTCGCTTGGGTCAGGCCCTTAGTAAAGGCGTTGAGCCAGTAGGAATCCGGGATGGTGGTGCTCCCGCCGTTGTCGGCGACGATCGCGGAAGGGGAGGGGCGCTGGGTCCCGGAGGGGCCGACGCCGATGACGTAGGGCGCAATGGCGTAGCAGCTCCGGGCCGTCGGCATGAGGGCCTTGACCTTCTGCCCCGCAGAGATGAAACCGGGGTCGACGTACTCGAAGGCGATTCCAGCCCCCGTGAATCCGGCCGCCTGTCCGGCAAGGATTCGGATAACCTGGGCTGCCGGAAACACCGCTTCGAAGGCCGCCCAGATTTGCAGGCACTGCCAAGCGTAGCCTGCCGGCCAGTTCTGCGTGACCCCAGTGGCGAGATAGGCGCCTGCCCACTGCGCGTATCGGTACTGGTTGAACCCGGAGTTCCACGTCTCGTTCGGGCCTTCTGGGAAGACGATGGCGTCGGGCCACGTGTTGAAGATGTCCGTGGCGATAGCCGTTGCCATCGTGTTCCGCGCCGCCTGGGTGTCCAGGCTCGCCATCGTGGAGTAGGAGAAGTCTGAGGGCACCGAGTTGGCACCGACAGTAAGGGAAATGGCGGGGCCTCCAGCCGTCGCGGCGAGCTGGTACGTCGTCGCTGTGGCGTTGATGACGTAAGAGATTGAGCCGAAAGTTAGGGGCAGGGCCCTGGTGTTCCCGTTGTTGTAGCCATAGTACATCACCCTCTCCCCGTTGGAGAGGTTGTGATTTACTGGCGTTCCAGAGTTGTCGCTCGAGGTGAAGGTCGAGGTTGCCGCGGTGTAGGTGAAGGCATTCTCCTTTGAACACGGCGGCATCGTGATCCAGACGGCGGCGCCCACAGCCTTCGCTAGCTTCGTCATGATCGTGTAGGGAACGGGGACGCCTGGAGTGGCGTAGGACCTCTTCGTCTCGACCAAGGTCGAGGAGTACTGACTGATCGCCGAGGCCGAGTTGTTGTTCCCCGCGCCCCAGTCCATGAAACGAATTGCCTTCACCCGGGAGATGTCGGAGAGGTATTGGGACTTGAAAATTGACCCAGAGAGGAGGGAGGCCTCCTCGGAAGCGAGGCAGATGTAGCAATCGTGGATGTTGATTGCCCCTCCCGTGTTGTTCGTCATCTTGACAAAGAGGCGGAACCCACTCCATGCCGCCGGGGCGGTGACGGTGAAGGTGCAGGTGCCCACACCTGTCACGACGTTCGTGATTCCTGTGCCGATGAGGTCAAGGGAGATCGTGGCCGAGGAGGTCGAGACGATCTTGTAGTCGCCTGGAGGGAAGTATGACTGGTCCGTGAGACCCGTGACAACGGTCCAGCGGAAGGACCCGCCTGCGGAGAGGGTGTCGATCCACAGGTCGGTGCGGTTGGTGAATGTTCCTGAGATGGGCGTCGTGTCCGGCGCCGCGATCTTCATGATGTCGATGAAGGGGTAGTTGCCTCCATAGTAACGGATAGTGCCGGCGTTCACGGCCTGGGCACCGATGGCAGAGAGCGGGCCGGCGTTCGCAATCACGACGACTCCTGCCGAGGTCGATGTCACTGTCCCCGCCGTGTTCGTCCAGAGTTCGTGGACTGTGAGGGTCTTCCCCACGTCCGACGTCACTGGAGTGTAGGGAGTTGAAAGCGTCCCCACATCCACTCCGTTGATCGCGTAGCGATACGACGTGAGGATCGGCGTCGGATTCCCTCCTACACTTGCCGAGGCGTAGGTCATGGGGAACCCAACTCTGGGAGTCCCCACCAGCTTGCAGTCAACCACAATAAAGGGGGCGACATTGGCTGGCGGCGGCGTCGGGGACGGCCCGGGCTGGTGCGGCGGGTGGAGCTTGCGAGACATCAGTTGTTCCTCTTCATGCAGATCACGGCGTCACTGACAGGGGCTGGCTGTTTGCAAGGCCACTGCTGTAGGTAAAGGTGAAAGGGGCGGACGGCACCGACCCTCCATTGGAGCACTGCGCCTGTCCAGTGGTGTTGATGCAGGCCTGGGGGAAGATGGCCGTCTGCACCAGAGTGTACGTGCCAAAGGCAGTGATGGAGGATAGTGGACACGTCAGCTGAATTCCGCCCGCGACCGTAGGCGCGGTGCAGGTGATTGGCGCTCCGCCATTGATCGTGAACGTGGCAGCATTCGGCTGGAACCCAGTTGGAGGATAGGGTGCCGACACCAACTTGTAGGGCGCTGCCTGTGCATTCGCCAGTACGTACAGGAACAACATGGACAGGGCAAGGATCTTTTTCATGGGAATTCTCCTGGTCAAGACGTTGGGTACGGGCCGGTTGGGGGCGTGAAGTTACTGGTGTATCGAGCTACACCAGCGGTGATTCTTGGGAGCGCCAAGTACCCCTTGAACGGCGAGCCGCCACCATCACTGTTCCCAAACTCCACGGGAACGTTTGGTGCAGAGTAGGCGCCACTCAGATTGGTTGTAGAGGTATTGGCCTTGACGCCGCCGATGTAGACAGACACGGTGCCCGACACTCGGCAAGCAGCAACGTGTGTCCATGTACTCGAGGTGATGGTGTTCGTAGTCGTTACATCGGTGATGGTGGTGCCACTTCCATCGTTCGCGAACATCCGCACAGTTTTTGCGGAGTTATACCTAAGAATCCAGAACCCATTCCCAGCAGCTGGGCGCAGGGAGATCAACTCCCCCGTTGCCGAGGCTGGGTCAGCGTATACCCAAATTTCCAAAGTCCAGTCCGCAGAGCCTAGAGCGAAGCTACCAAACTGAGTTGCGAAAGTGCAGAGGTTGCTCCCATCCATCAGCATCGAATAGCCCCCCGCGAATGGTGCTTGGGCCTGGCTGATAACTGCCGTGCTGATCGTGACAAGCTTGAAGTGGGAGACTAGGGGATTGTTCGCGGCGTTGTAGGACTGGTAAGCCCAGGCAGTTGGCAAGAGTGTTGCGTTGTTGTAGAGATGGCTTACCGAGGCAAAGTTCGCATCTTGGGGGACAGATGGGTTGGGGTTTGTTGCGTAGAGAGGAAGCGACGGAGTATACGAGGAAGTGTTTCTAGCTACCCCAGCAGTGATTCTTCCGTCACTGACGAAGCCGATGAAGTTGAGTGCTGCTGGGGTCGGGATCAGATCAATGGCTTGGGAGGTGCCAATAGCCACGGACATGGCAATGTCAGAGGGGAGGGCCGTCGCATATGTGCCAGAAGTTTCAAGCCCACCGTTTATGAACAAGTAGTACGTGCTGCCCGACTTGGACACCATGATGTCGTACCAAGTGTTCAAGCTCAGTGCTGTCGTGCTAGTGAGGGTCAACGCCGCTAGAGCTGTCACAGTGACCCGGAATACTAGCTTGTTACCCGTGGATGTATAGAATAGGTCAAGTGAGGTTTCAGCGCCGCCTCCTTGCTGCCCATTCCCTTGGGACATGATGTAGCCTGCTGTCGCTGCAAACGTCGTGAAGCGGCAGCTGATCTCCCATGTCCAATCCGTGGAGCCATACAGAAAGTCCGTCGAAGCAGGGATGCGGAGAAGGTTTGCACTGTTTGCGGCCGGAGCTGAAATTGCAATGCTGTTAGTCCCCGTCCTGGCCTGTGCTGTGCTCGTAGCGACACCCGATGTGGCGTAGACAGGTCTGTTGGATGGCCCAATATCACTGATTCCAAAGGAGTTCATGTGATACTTGACATTAGCCAAGTATGGATCTCCTGCGGCTGCCCCAGCCATCAGCAGGGCTTGGAATGGCGCGCCCATGTTAAGTCAATCCCGGGCCAGAGATGACCCACCCAGTCGTTGAAACTTTGAGCGCCGTCGCTACGCCGTTCTGGGCAAGGGAACGGGTTCCTGTCGTGGTGGAGTTGGCGAGCGTCATCGTGTCGGATGTGATCGTGATGGAGAGAACTTGGGTAGTCTGGTTGACGAAGGTGTGAGCTGTACCAAGTGGGTATGCTACACTGGCGTTCGCGGGGATCGTAAAGGTTCGGGCATTTGCATCCGCTGCCGGATGGAGCTGAGTCTTCCCTGCATCTGTCGCGACGAGAGTATAGTCAGCGCTGTGGCTGGAGACTGGGACCTCGAGGAAGCCAAGGGAAGAGGACTGGCTGATTGAGGCCGCTCCCGTGGGAGTCGCCGTCGTGAGTTGGACGCCAGCTGTGCTGAAGTTTGGCGTGGCAACCGAAGTGACGGTGCCGCCGCCAATCGCTGCGGAGTTGACAGTCGTGGATAGATAGGCGTCGGAGACAGGGTTGTAGATTGCAGTACCGAGGACCCCAGGCAGGATGGAAAGAGTGTATCCACCAGCAGCCGAGATTGCTCCCGACATCGTGAGGGTTCCTGCGCCCTCGTTGAGGATGTAGACTTCGTCACCAGCCACTGCCCCCGAGGTTGCCGTCGCCGCGAACACCGCCCCCGTGGCGCCGGCCTGGTTCACCAGGAGGAGTCGGTTCGAGTGCGTGGCATGGGTGATGTTGGTTGAGCCTGCCCCAAGAGTCAGGGGCGTGAGGGTGGACTGGCTGATCTGCCTCCACACCGTCGTTGCGGTCCCTGGGACTTGGTTCACGTTCGGCTGGAGGGCGACGTAGGCCGTCACGTTGTTGAGAGTTCCTACAATGACGACGTCGTTTGCGTTGTAGGCGTTGGTTGTGTTCCAGACATCCTTGAAGACCATCGGCGCCGGGGCGTTCACTGGGACGACAGCGGACTGGAAGAAGCAGTAATCGAAGGAGCCTGAGAGGCCAGCTCGGTTGGCGGTGAATCTGACCTGGTTGAAGGCCACCCCTGCCGCCCCGAAGATCGAGGTCGGGTAGATTGGGATCTGATACGAGGCCTGTGCTGCGTTGAAGTTCTGCGACCCGTTCTTAAAGACTATGGGGTTCCCTACTGCGACCCCCGAGTTGTAGAGCTGGATCGTGATCGACTGGTTGTTGGCGAAGGCCGTTGGGTAGAAAGCGAAGGCGAAGGAATTGAACTGACCTGTGTCGGCGGAGCCAGAGGGTCGGGCGCCTTGCCAGTATGCACCAGCGGAGGCGTTCACGATCTGGATGTTCTTCGCCCCGGTATAGGGGTTCGCCGTCGAATTCAGCGTGATGCCGGTGCCAGAGGTGGTGAAGTTCCACTCCCCTGGGCCACCAGTGTCTTCCTGGTAGATCTGCTCGTTCGTGATGGTGGGAGCAGAGTTCGTCGGAACCAAGACGAAGCCGTTCGCCACGTAAAGGGTCGGGTCGATGTAGGGAACTGTTGGGGTCGCCGAGGCCGTGCCTGTGATGATCGAGGCAGTGCCGTCGATACCGTAGACGAAGGCGTCGATCCGCGGGTTCGTAGGGTCGGCTGTGGCAATCGTCCCCGCGCCGCCTGGGGAGGTGTAGGTCGTCCCCTGGATTGAGTAGACCGCGGACGCCGCGAGTTCCCCATACCCGCCCGTCAGGACAACTCCCCCACCGGACAGGATACCATTCCCTGTCTGGGTGTAGGAATTGTTCGTGATGTTCTGTATGGTATTGTAGTTGTTGATGATGGTGGACGAACCACCACCGCCTGTCGCCCCACCGGCGACCAAAGGGTTGATGATGACGCTCATGGCTTAGATCCCCAGCGTCGCAGTGATCGTCGCGCCCGTGCCGCTGAGCGCGGTGACGTTCAGGCGAATGAACTTCCAGCTCGCGTTCTGAGTGACGAAGCCGTCAGAGGCAGAGCCTGTGCCGGCAAGCGTGATTGTGCCGGCCGGGGTGGCCAGGGCACTCACTCCGTCGTTCGAGCACTCGACGTTGACGGTCGCCGAGACGGCGCCAGTCCCCGTAACCGTTACCTGGACTGCCGTATCCGGGCTCCCCTTCGGAACCCAGTCCGTCGTGCCTGTCGCGGTCACGCCTGCCGGAGGCACCATGTTCATCACATGGCCCGACGTCAGCATTACATTCTCAGCCATTACAGGCTCCTTAGTGTTGAAGCTTTGCGAACTCGAGACAGAGGACGAACGAGCCGTGGCCAGAGGAACTCACTTGGACATGGCCAGTGAATCCTTCCTTCCTGGGGTTCGGGATCCCGCTGAAGGGCGAGAGGTCCAACCTGCCCCGCCCCTCAAGGGGAAGGATGAGAGTGTCTCCAGCATCGTCGTCCCACCACAGGTAAACCTTGGTGCCGCCCTCCACGACGTAGATTACGTCGGTAAGGCGAAGGGCCTTGGGTTGGCCCATGAGACTCCCCATTGTAAGGATCGTCTCGGGGAGGAGTACCTCCTCGGTCGAGGTCACGATGACCTGGACCTCGGCAAGGGAGTCCCGCGGGAGGGTGACGTCGAACACTGGAGACCTCTCGACTTAGATCAGAACGCCGAGCTGACCGATCGTGGCGGCGTAGTAGTTGCCGCCGACCCACGACATGCCCGCGCCAGTGATGGGGGCGGAGCCGGATAGAATCTGCATCCGGTTGTTGGAGATCATGCCGCTCGATCCCGCAACGAACACCATCGCCTTCGTCGAGGAGGCTGTCAGGTTGTTGATCCTGTTGTTGTCGATCGTGGCGTTCAGCATCGCCGTTGTGATGTTGTTGATGGCACCGATCCCGGCTGTGTAGGCGCCGTACATCAGATTGTTGGAGATCTGGATGTTGTTACCGCCTACGATCGTCATGGCTGCCGTAGTGCCGGCGTCAGTCGTGCCACGGAACCTGTTCCCGTCCACGGTCAGGCCGTCGGCCGCGGCCGTCGTAATCAAGCCGAGGACGGCTTGGTTCGTCGCATTCGCCAAGATGACGTCGTTGCCGGCAAAGGTGAAGCCTGCGGCGGCCACGGAGATGCCTGCAGCCACCGCCGCGAAGCCTGTGAGATTGAAGATGCAGTTCTGGAACCCCATGTAGTTCGCCGTCACGGCGATCTGCGCGGTGTTCGCTGTGGTGAAGTTGAAGGTCGGGCGGGAGTCCCCGGCGCCGAGGCCAATGACCTGGACTCCGGCGACGTTCATAGCGAGGCCGGCGGCTGCCGTGATGCTCTCGACGTGGCCGGGCTTGACGAAGATCTGATCCCCACGGCCGGCGAGGCAGTGGAGGAGCGCGCCCGCTACGGTGGAGAAGGGGGACTGGAAGGTGCCAGTGTTGCCGTCACTTCCGCCGCGTCCGCCGTTCGGAAGGGCGGAGCCGTTGTAGACCCAGAAGATCTGGCCGGGGGAGGTTTGGACGATGGGGAGGCCACGGACGGAGAGGCCGTTCGCGAAGCCGTAGGGGTAGTTGGTGAGTTGGGGACCTGCGCCGATGCTCATGATTGAGACTCCATAGGGGTTGGTGGTGCGGAATGCACGTGAATAACAACGGTGTCATCCACGTGCAAGGGGGTCAGACCTTACGGCCCGTTGCTGCCGAAGATCCCGCGAGCGTCCACGCAGTTCACGCTGAACCGCATGTAGCTCAGGGCCAGGGCGTTCTTCGTCGGGAAGTCGTTGTCCTGGGTGAAGTCCGGCTGATCGCGCCAGAGCATGGTCATGCCCTCCGGTGCGTTCGTGCGGATGAACCAGGCCTTGGGGGCCGTGAAGTAGTGGTTCATCTTAATGCCCTTGGGGAAGGCATTCGTCGCGTGCAGGACGTTGATCGCGTTGTCCGCGCTCGCGGACTGGAGGACCGACTTCAGGATGCGATTCGCGTTGAACCACTCCGCCGTGGAGATGTGCAGGCTCTCCGGCATCACGGCGATGCGCAGACCACGATCGTTCTGGACGTTCATGATCTGGATCGTCAGGTCCTCGATCGAGGCCTCGGCGAGGTCGGCCGCGGGGGAGAGGGCATTCGACCACGTGCCTCCCGTTGCGTTCAGGTGAGCCGTCGAGACCAGGGCAGCGCCATCCCACGTCGTGAAGTACGTCGTGACGAACGCGTTGTTGTAAAGGAACGCGGCGACGTTCTCAATCGTCTGGTTCATCGAGAAGGCGTTGGCCTTGGCTCGGCGGGTTGCGACCTCGGCGTAGAGGTTGTCCCGCATTTCCTCGTAGGTGACCTGGTAGCCCAGCGAGTACGCGATGTGCACCATCGTCGTGATGCCGCCTTGGACCTCCGAGTCGTACGTCCCGGGTTGGCCTTCCGGCTTCACCGGCGCGAGGCCGAACCCGGTCAGGCCGACGAATTGCTCGTACGCCTTGTCGGAATCGCCTTGGTCGTACAGAGCATCGTACTCCTTTGCGTGCTCGTTGTAGACCTGGCCCCACGTGGCCTTGATGCCGGGCCACAAGAGCTTGGGGTGTGACCCTGTGTTGATAACTCCACCAGCCATTGCTGATTCTCCTTAGAGGTTGAAGGTTAGACGCCTGCGACGCCGGCCTTGAATTGATGGTTGTTGATTCTCACTAGCCATTTGCAGTACTGCCCGATGGCGTTGTCCGCCCGCTGGACCTTGCGGAGCAGCTGGCACTGGAGGGTGGCAGTCGTCGCCGTGGGGGTGGAGTCGATCATCCAGCCAGAGACGTAGCCGTTGTTCGCGCCTGCGACCAGGTTGACGTTCGTGCCGATGTCCGTCGCGGCAAGGTTGGCGCCAACGGAGTCCTCTTGAGCCTCGAAGATCAACTGGGCGTCGTCAGCCACCAAGACGTAATACGCCTGGGTCTTCGTCGCCGGGATGATCGTCGTGTCGAGGTTGGAGGGGGTCACAGGCGCGCCGCCGTAGGTTTGGCCACCAGTGGATACCAGGGCTCCGAGGATGACGTTGGCCGTGCCTGCGGTTGCCAGGGTGATTCCGGCCACGCCATTGGAGTCGCCGCTGCCGCTCAAGGTCACGGGATCACCAATGGCGAAGGCGTTGGGGTCCGTCGATGCGATGTAGTACATCGTGGCCTGACCGTTCCACTTGGAGCCGTTCAGGTATGAATGGGGAGAAAGCCCCATCGGCTTGTTAGCGTTGGCCATCGAGGCCTCCTAAGGTTAGGGTTGAATCAACGAGGGGCAGTCCGGGGCTTCGACCCACGCGGGTAGAAGAGATCCTGCCCTGCCTTCATGTAGCGCTTGTTGCGGTCCGGGTCTCCCTCGGCGCCGATGGTGCCAGAGCGGAGTGCGATCGCAATGTCTTCATTCCTGCGGGCCTGGCCAGCGAGGTCCTGCTCGTGCCAGTCCATGCGGAGCTTCATCAGGTAGAGGCGCTCCGGTTCGTTGTCTTCCCCGAGGGAGTTCCCTGCGGAGATGGAGACTCTCGATCCCATGTCTGTGCTGCCACTCTCCTCGACAGAGTTGGCGACGCCGACCTGGTTCAGCTCAACCTCGTCGTCTTCGACGTGGACGTAGCCTGCACGGAGGGCGGCGGGAACGTTCTTGCCGAGGTGCCAGTAAGTGTAGTAGCCGGGGATTTCCGGTACTGACAACTTGGTAGTCGGCAGAGACATGGGGACACGAGTTGCCTCGGTGACTCGCTTCGCCGGAGGGTTGGCGGGCACGGAGGTCTGGGGCGTTGCTGCAGATTCTTGCTTGTTGAAGTTGACTTCCATCTTATTCTCCGGCGAGGTAGATTTCGGCGTAGTGCTTGTGCCACTCGGCCGGGGTTTTGAAGGCCTTGTTCGGGCCGACGTACTTCTTCTCTTCAGACTTGGCGAAGGCCTGGACGTCGGCAGGGAGGGAGGTGAAGCCCTTCTTGCCGTTGGAGGAGGCCTGACGGGAGCCACCGTCTCCACCCTTGGCGCCCTCGAGTTTCGAAGGGTTGCCTGGAGTTGGGAGGGTCTCCTCAAGTTCAACCTTCGCCGCCTCGAGAAGGACCTTCCCTCGCTGCCCCGTCTCCTTGTGGAGGGTGTCTGCGATAGCGAGAAAGAGGGCGGTTCGCTTCTTGTCCTCCTTCGTCGTCCCGTTGAGCCAAGGGTTCTCGTCAGCGAAAGCCTGGGCCCATGGCTCAACTGCTGGCTTGGGAGCGGGGGCCGGAGGAGGGGGAGGAGGCGAAGCCGCAACGGTCTTCTGTTTGTCCCGAGCCTCGTCTAGCCTCTCGTCCAGCTCTGCTGCCAAGGCGTGCTCCCCGGCCTCGATCGCAACCCGCTTCTCTGCCCGAAGGCGAGTGACCTCCGCATCGACCTGCCGCTTGACCTCGGCCACCTGGAGCTTCGTGAGGTCCTGGATGGTGGCGCGGAGCTCACCGACGGTGCCCTCGAGGGCCTGTCGTGCCGTCCGCTCTGTGTCGAGTTGGTGAAGGAGCTGCTCGTTGTTCTTCTTCAGGATTGGCATGACCTGCCGACCGCGTTCGACGAACGTCTCTGCATTCACCCACTGCTCAGGGTCGCCACGGAACTGCTCGAGGGGCTTCCACCCCATCCGAGTTGCCTCGGCAATGTGGGGGTCAGCCCCGCCTTCCGGTGCGCCGGATTCGCCTGGTTCAGCCATGAGACACCTCCCCGCCGGTCACCTTGATGAAGATGTCACGGTCGTTCACGAAGCGGTAGGGCTTCCCATCCAGAGGCCCTGTGGCCATGAACCCCGCCATCTTCGCCACGAAGACGATGTCGCCGGGGGCGCAGCGAGCGGGTTCATCGGGCCAGCAGGCTGGGCCGATCTCCACCACCCTGACGATCATGTCGATCGTCCTCTCCTTGTCCAAGACGGACTTCGGGAGTTCGATCACGGACTTCTCGCGTGCGGGCTCGAAAGGGGAGACCTGGACAGCCCGGCCGAGAGGGGCGAGGCCGGAGGTGTTCCCTCTCGGCATAGTGCCGACGCTCGATCCAGCTTCCACGCCACGAATGGCTGCTACGATTTCAACTGCTGCTGACATTCTCTTCTCCGTTAATGTCTTCTTCACTCAGCTCCAGCACTTGCTGAAGCGCCTTGGCCGCGCCGTTGGCTTGGCCATTCAGGAACTTCGTCCCGAATTCGTTCTCAGCAGTGAATACCCCGCTGAGCCAGTCGTCCTTGATTTCTTCGATCCGCTCGCGGAGAACTCCCCGGACCAGCTTGGTCACAGGGTGCTCGAGCCACTCGGCGAATTCAGTTTTGCTTAGCTGTGCCACTCTCTGCCTTCTTGATTGCTGCCTGAGCCTGAATGTGGGCGATAGCGAGCTGGATGTGTCCACGGATGGACTCGTCGTGGAGCTTCGCCGCCCCGAGCATCGCGTTCACCATTTCCAAGGCGTGACCCTTCTCGATGGAGTCGGCCTGGGCGCCGAGGAACTGGGCCTGGGCCATGAGCTGGATGATCTTCGCTTCGTTGAGTTGTTGCTCCTGCTGCAGCTCGGCCATTGCCTCCATCGCGTCGAACTGGAGTTGGCCTTGGGCCAGCTTCTCCTTGCTCGCGATCTTCATCTGCTCGATCACGACCTTCGGGTTCGGAGTCGGCGGCACCTTGTCTGGGCCCGGGAAGAGGTGTTCAGCCCCATCGACCTTCATGGCGTCGAGAAGGTTCCGCTCGACGGCGGCCTTGTCATAGCCGGGGATGGTAAGAGCCCGCTCCGCGAGGATGAGCGCCTGCTGGAGGCGCATGCCGTCCGAGGTGATGTTGGGGTCGGCAACCGGGACTATCTGGGAGGGGTCCCCTAGGAAGTCCTCCCGCCCGATGTAGCCACTCATGCCGAAGCTCTTCTTCACTGGCATGTACTTCGTGTTGAGAATGTAGAGCTTGCAGAACTCCTCCTTCATGCACCTCCACACCCGCTTGAAGAGAGCGGAGTAGATCTTCATGCCCTGCTCGATCATGGCTTGGGAGGTGGCGGCCGGGGTGTTCTGGCCCGGGTTCTCTCCCTGAACCATGTCCGTAGAGCCACTCACTCTCTGGGTGTAGTTGACGAGGAAGGAGAGGAGCTGGAAGAGGACGGCGGAGGGTTCGCGGACTGGGAGGGGAACAACTCCCTTGCGGAGATCATCCCCAGTGGAGTCCACACGCTGCCAGCCGAAGGGCTGAAAATTGTAAGCCCCTCCACGAATCTTGACGCCTCGGGAGAGGAAGCCGCCCGCTGCATTGCTGAGAGTGCCCGCGTCAATGAGCTGGTTGACAAGGGAGTTAACGCTTTCATTGAGTGGCCCCAGAAGGACTCCGAACCCCATATCGTAGACCGAGCCATCCGGACTCGGGATGAGGCCGTACTTAGTGAAGGCCTCCGTCGCCCTGATGCGGATGACCTTCCCCTTCACGTTCCGCTCGATATCTTCAGGGAGGTCCCACCGAGCCGTGATCCGCACGACTCGCTTAGAGTTCCCCTCGATCAGTACCGTGTAGGGTTCAGCGTACCCGTCGCCGTCGAAGTCGAGCCAGCAGTGCTGCTCGAGGAAGGTGAAGGGGGTGGCGTCGTCCGGGAAGCCGGGGTGCATGCCCTTCCGCTTGTCTGCCTCTTCCTCGCCTGGGGTGCGCAGCGGCATCGCCGGCTCGCCATACCAGGCCTCCTCGAGGATGTCTTCCCAGGCCCCGGAGGTCACCCGTTCGTAGACTTCGTTCCGGGTGTAGGGAATGAGGTGGGTCTTTCTTCCACAGGACTCCACAGACTTGGCGTAGTAATCCATGACCAGAGAGACTGCCGGGACCAGTTCACTGACGTTATGCCCCTTGGCGGCGTCGTAGCGGGTCTTGACGAAGGCGCACCCGATGATGGGGATTTGAAGAAGGAGTCTGTCATGCTGTTCCTCCCAGGACTGATCCTCTTCGAGGACCTGGTAAGACATGTACTGGCCAACGCGAACGGCGCGGGACTTCGCCTCCCCTGTCGGGTCGGGGGCAGGGACACGGCACTTCACAACCTGCGTCCCGGAGATCAGGGTCGGGTAGGCGCGGGAGTGGAACTGCATCGCCGCGATCGTGACCAGGGGGAAGGCGACGTTCGAGGACCCTGGCCACGGGAAGGCTTTGTCTTTTTGGAGCTGGAGGGCGAGGTCCATGCCCGCTTGGTTCCGGCGAAGCCAGTCGTTCCGAGAGGCCTCGTCCTGGGCGTAGCCGTCCCAGACGTGCTCGCCTATCGCGGCAAGGTCAGCCTCGTTGAACCTGTCTGTGAGGTTCGAGGCGCTGGCGACCTTGGCGTCTAGGGTGAGCTTGGTTTCGAGGTTGAGCACCTGTTAGACCCCTTTGACCTTCTCAAGAGCTTTCAGCTGTTGTTGAGCCTCTGTTTGTGCAGCCTTCAGCCTGCCTGGATCAGATTTGATCTGCATGACCTGCTGGAGAGTTCGAAGGTCATCCTGAGCTCTCCACTTCTTGTCTTGAGCGGACAGCCGAACGGCTGCAGAGGTTTTCACAGATCTGGCTTTTGACATACTGGCTCCTAGTATCCAGTGACAGAATTTCGCCCAAGGGCCCTGCGAGGATCGTTCCTCTTGAACTCAACTTCGTCCTCGGTGTCGAAGTCCTCGTCCTCCACGTCCGGCATGGACTCGAGGCCCAGGACGGCAAGGGCAGCGGAATCAAACTGGTCATCCAGGGTGGCGTCCGAGGAGCCGGTGAAGCGAAGGTTCTCCTCTTCGAACC